CTCTTCCGATTCCACATCCTTCATCATAATCGGATTCACCTCCCATACCACCATCTCTATTTCTATCAGCTCCACCACCTCCGGCATTTCTTTTACCCGTCGGTTCTCCAAAATCTCTGGTTGTATATCCTTGACCTTTTCCTCCTCCATATTTCGTTCCAGGTGGGTGATATATCCCATTACCGTCTGTTATTCCAGGGGCATCAGATCCATCCGATCCAGCGTAAAACTCATCACCTGATTGATCTACAGATCCTCCACTTCCACCATTTCCTCCAGTATAAGGACCACCTGTTGAGTTTTCTCCGTTAAGAAGACCATTACCAGAAGGATTTCCACCATCTGCTCTGTAAGATGAGTTCATAAATTGAGAGAATCCTCCCTTCTCAGGATAGCCATAATACAGACCTGCTCCACCTTTTCCTACTATGATATTAATTTCTTGACCTGGTGTTACAGATATTTGAGAACCTTGTTTTATTCCTATATTGTTTCTTTTGTAGGTCTTGGTATATCCACTTCCGGCGCCAGAACCGTTTCCACTTCCACCACCTCCACCAACAAGAAAAACATCCACCTCGGTACAACCACCAGGGACTACCCATGTGTAATTGCCGGCCGGATAAAACCTTATAAGAAAGTCTTCAAGTTCCCTGTGTTTATATTCGAACCTCCTCCTCATAATTTACACAAATATATAGAAAGAATCATTGTGATATATACTACTCTCTGTTGCAGAAGTAATACAATCAACATCTTCATCTGCATTATTAATAAGATCTCTCATTCCATCGTATCTATTAGAAAACATAAAAACGTACCTCTGGTCATTTATCTGAAACTTGTATATAATACCCTGTTGTTCACTTGCAGGATACGGGTCAAATCTAATCCATATTGTCATTGGTTCGTAACCGGTAGAAGTGCTTGAAAACGAAAAAGAAACTGAACTATGAGTATGAATATTAAAGGCTGTTCCTTCTCTAAGTTGATTCAATACGCTATTTATCTTATCCTGGCTAATTGTATCGGATTTGATTTTATTCATTAAATTAAATAACCTGATCCTATCTCCAGGCTCGATTTCTGTTTTTACACAATGATAAATAGCTCCATTACCAGATCTCTGTTCCTCAAAATATCTTCTCCTACTCATAATGATACTCCTTCCTATAATAACCGAGGAAACTAAACCCTTCCGACTCCTTCCTCAAAACATCATGCCGATTCCAATACTTTTCTAAGTCGAAAGCCTCTCTTTCGAATACGATATTATGATATGCCTTATCGTGATTGCGATATATGCACAACCTAATCAGGTACTCAATTAAATACCATGAATAGTATAAAAATATCGGAATAAGAGACAACCACAGCATCCACCATCCTGCATTACCGAATAAGAGACACAATCCTATTGTAAGCAATGATATAAACATACCAAAACAAAACATTGTATGATACTGATTGCAATGCGACTCTTCATGATATTCGGCCTTCAATGATATACTATCACGTTCGGTAAATACGGCTCCAAATAACATAATTGTTTTGTAGCCGTCAATGAACGTAAATAACTTAGCTATTTTTGATTTATAATATATTTTCATTTCCAAAAATAATTTTAAACCAATTACACAAAATCAAAAACTCAATAGGAGAATTAACTCCATCCCATTCCCATTTTTCGAGATAAGATCTTAACTTGCTTTTATCAACGTCTTCACCCCCTCTAAGAAAAACAAGATGCGGCATAAATAGCTTTCCCCCTTCCAGAGACTTATTAAACTTACTAACCAGCCTCTTTCTGAACTTAGGACCGTACCATGATTTTTCATTTGTGGATCCAAGACAATAATAAGAATTGTTTTTAACCTTAATACCAAACCATTTACATATGTATGGATGATATACTCTATCTGCTAAGAATATAAATGGCTTATACCATAGACAATGCCAGAATGTACTGCACTCGCCACCAAACTTCTTAAACGCCCATCTGAACCCTCCAGAGAAGTACCAATTGTTAGCCCCTCTCTTAACCTTAACTTTGTATTTAAGATTCTTGTTACGGTTGCTAACCCTATCCCACGGCTTGACCTTATCGGTATCCATATCAGGAAGGAATGTCCAATGATGAAGCAAGGCACTGTAATAAGGATTGTATATCTTGTGTCTGTTCCTAATAACGTACTCAAAAATATCGTATCCTACTTGCCTGGCTTCTTCAAATCCTTTTTCTGACAAGAAAGCTAATATAGGAGCCAGATTCCAGATCTGATCTTGTGAAGTGAATGGGGAGAAGCATGGATCTTCGTCTTTTAACTCTATACCATTAGTGTACCCGGAACTTATCTTGGTAAGACCGAATTTGCTTGCATCTTCGCTATGGATATCGTCTCTTAAGAAAAATCCTTTTTCGAATTTGAAATAAATACCTTTATTGCTATTAAAAAATAGATCATAGGTAGTATCAGCAAGACGAGTAAGCACCAGTATGGCATTACAGACATCATCTTCTGTCTTATTGCCGAGAATCATTTCCGTATATACAAACTGAAGATACTGGGCCAGGTTAATAGTTCCGTCGCCGACCCAGCCTACCCCGTTCTTCACCGACGACAGTGGGATGCACGAGGCCTGCTCTGTGTAGCTGGAATCATAAACGAAATCCCGGTAAAACACCTCCTTGATCTTATTGTATTTATTCCAAAGGCTTTCCATATCTTAACCTATAACAATAACACAATCACGCTTTTCCTTATTATAAACCATCGTACCCATCTTAGTGTACAAACCTTTTATATTTTGGTAATTGGTTTCCCCATGAGCTGAAACGTTGGTAGTGATGCTGTCGGAGTAAACTTCTTCACCGCCTTCGTTAATGAAGTTAAATCCTTGTTTAACCATCTCTCCTCCAAGGTAGGCTGTAAAAGACACAACGACATTTCCTCGTCCTCTATTCCCATACCAATTACCATAGATATCGGCATTGATATTAGGTTCCGACTCGTCCATGCCCGGCGCTGATAGCAAGGTCTTCATCTTAATAAGTGCCCCTTCGAGTCCTGACTGCATGTTATCACCACCATAGATAAGGTAATCACCTACCTGTTGTTGGGTAGTAGCCCACTGCTTGCTCCATCCAACGTACTTGTTATCCACATTTGATATGCCTGTATTGGTAAAACCGGTTGCAGTATCAAAATCGGAACCGTCTTCTGATTCCCATCCGTACCTAAGAACAAGATAATCGAACTCAGGAATTACAACGACCTGCTCGCCGGCAGCTTGTGTGATTGTAACGCTCTTACTCTCTCCACCAGCCGTTACCTTAGCTACGCCTCTACGATCTTCAGCTACCGGATTAGGGCCGGCTGTGAAGATAATATTTGCCGGTCCTACGCCTCTCATTTTGTCGGCAGTTACTATTTCGCTTGCACTAACTTCTAACATCTTATTTATTTTTTAATATTTCGAATACGTATATCCAACTCGACAAAAATACTATCGGGCAATACATTGTCTCTACCAAACTCGCATCTCCTTTAAATTGCCTGATTGACCAAACAATCATGGATGCGATAACACCAGACAAGTATATAAATAGAACTACTTCTGTCATACCAATTTAAGTATATTGTCAATTACAGGATACGCCTTAGTATATATCTCAAACTCAGCACGGCGCCGCCTAAGAGGTTCGTACATGCCTTTTAATGTCATACCCATCATCTTAAGTTCGGTCTTAGCATTTTTCAGCTTAACCAAATCTTGCTGTGCATACAACTTGAACAAATCGGCTGCCCCTTGTGCTTCTCCATTATACATCAGTTCCTCAAAGAATCTCATCTTTACAAAATTATCTACATAATCCAATACCAGACCTTGAGGCGTGTCTGGTATAATTATATTAGATTCTCCGTCGAAAGGAAGAGACCGGTACTGCATGTAAATAGGACCATCGAAATTGGCATACAGGAATCCGTTTACGATATTTATCTCATACGGACTATCCTTTATTACCTTATTCCGGCATTTACTTAAACAAGAATCACGAAGCATAGGCTTAGCAAGACCTAACATTACTGGCCGGTCATAATAGCAACGAACTTCATGATCGCGATCATGGGTGTTGATATAAAATTTTTCAACTATCACTTTCTCGCATTCGTCTTTACAACATTCATCGCAAGAACACCACCTATAACTTCTTTCGGTACGTTCTTTCCAGGCTATTGTATTTTGAAGTTCTGGTATCACCTTGTCACCTTCAGGTACCTCATATCCTTTAAAATCGCATTTAAAAGCCAGAATAAGATCAAAGTAATCACCAGGCATACGAGCCTGCCCTCGCTTGACATCCACTACCGCTTCTTTGCGCATAGTAATATCGCCTCCAAACTTCTTCAGGGCAATTTCTACCCATTTGTAGATGGATACCTCATCTATCAGATCACGCTTGTCAAATGATCTTAAAGACGATTTTAACTCTATGATATAATTTTCGACTGTCATCTCTTAAAAAAAATGGAGGACAGGAAACAAACCTGACCTCCACAAAGATATGAATAATATGTATAACGCCCTATTTTGTGTTTTCAAAAGTTAGGATCTTCAAACTTGCCGTACTTCAAGAAAAGGCTCCTACACTTTTCCTTTATCCCCTTAAGTGTGACTTCATATCCAGCACCAGTCATGTAGATGGTTTGCTGATTAACTCTTTCCCCAGAATACTTATCTACAAAATATGATCTATACACACCAAACTTATTTTTGACAATATCACTGTATAACTCCCATCTACCCTGCCCATTTCTGAACATGAACTTGACTTCCTCAAGAAACAAACGAAGATTCTTTTCTGCGATGATGATTCCATTCTGCTCAAGCTTCTTCGCAATGTCACGAATCAACCACATATTTTCATGATCAACTTTCTTGAACGACTCTGCAAACTCTACATCAGGACGCTGCTCTTCTATTGTCTTTATAGCTTGCTGTTTCTCCACCTCTGCTTGCGCTCTTTCTGCTATGGCTCTATTCTTGGCTTCAACCTCATCAGCTAAAGCTCTCAAAGCAGATGGATAATCTTTAGGAGTTATAGAGTAAGAACCCGTTTTTCTTATAGAGGGGAGAACCTCGGATGTTACCCATCGTTTAAACTTCTTTGCCGATTCTAATTTTGATGACAAAACAAGAGAATATAACCCAGATTCATTAATTACACGTATGCTGTCTAACTCATTGATTTCCAATGGAGCCCAAAACGAGCCCCTCTGAAAATCAGACAGTTGCAAAAGAATGGTATCTTCTTCATCAACATGTCTTTTTATCGGATTTTTAGGCGTAGCATAGCCAAGTGATCGAGCTACATCTATAGCCACGAACCACACATCTCCATTTGGATCTACTATGGTTCTAATATCTCCAAATTCTGAATTTTTAAAGATTGTTACGCTCCCGTTTGTTTCCGTTTCGCTGGATTTTTGCGTCAAAATAATGTTACTGTTCTTCGCATTGTTTTGAAAATTGTTTACCTTTGTTCCCATAATAGGAATGATTTTTTTATATCCGCCAGCCTGAGAAGGTAGACGGATATGCAAAAGTAGCGATTATCCTATATCTACAAAGGGTGATCGCTACTTTTTTTCTATGACTTTCTATGTCCTAATTCTTTATCTTCGAAAACTCTCTTAATCTGGAAATCTTTAAACACCCTTCTTTTGGCAAGTATTTCATTGTACATAAATCGGTATCTTCGTCCTTTATTCATTTTAACCCTTAACTTCTTTTTCAAGCTATCTTGTATTACAAAATGGTAATATATTTTAGAGTCTGCGAAATCCATAGCCAGGTGGTTGTAGAGGTAGCCGTTGGTTCCGAGCCTGCTCACGATGTCCAGGTCCCGCCTGACGGCAAAGCGCTGCCCCGGTATAAGTACATGGCATAAGTATCCTACGTTATCTACGTAAACACCGGCATCAGCTTCCACATAATGTTCTGATACGGTTTTCCATATAATAGACAACAGCCTTAAAACCTCCCCTCTGTCTCTTATCATGCCTTTCTTAAAACCATTCTTTCTCTTCATAAGACGATGGTAGTAAGCTGCAAAATACGGTGATTGTATTGATGTTCTTTTCATGTCACTAAGTTATATAAAAATGGGTCTTGGTTTCACAACTAAGACCCAAATAAAGATAAATAATATTTTGTTATTGAACAATTTGACTTTTCTGATTGGAATCAAGATTCGGATTTTCATCGACAGGAATCTGTAGCCTGAACGCTACTTCCTTTATCGTCTCTGCCACTACATATTCGATCAATTTAATAGGGCAAATAAATTCGTATTCCCATTCAGACTCACACCCTTTAGGTGTAGGATCGCAGGCCATTAACTCCAGCGCCTTCTTTCTTCTTGTTGTAAAGAACTCTACGTTAATAAGCTCTATATGAAAATCCGGTATATAAATATAGTCGTTTTCTACATAATAAAAAGGACGCCGTTCTTTAACGTATTTAGCATACGGTCTTTTTTGTTCATTACGATACGACTTTATTTCAGCGAACTTAAAAAATATGGTGTTATCTACGTTAGTCACCTTGGTAATAGCCGGTCTAAGGGCAGAATAAAGAAGTCCTGGAAGTTTATGCTTTGACCGCATAAGCGTATTACATAACGCAAATTCGGCATCGCAGCAAACTATTTTATCAACTTCAATCATCTCCAGGCAAGTAACGTAAGTTAGGAGCCGGTGGTCGCCAAGTAACGTTCCGTCATCCCACCTCTGTGCTGTATAAGATTCGGCTTTAGTTCTACCGATATTCAATATCCATCTCCGACTAACATGCGAATCTTTGTCAAGGGCATGAATACCGTTTACGACTCTTGATACAAATTCACCATTAGTGATCATGCTCCCCTCCTTTCTTTTGCTCTTGATTCTCTTGATTTAGCATTCAAGATCCTCATATAAATATCTCTTTCACTCATACCGGATATGGTTTTTATAGCCTCATCCAACATGACTTTCGTATATAAAGGTTTAGGGAATCCCTTTATCTTAACCGGATCAGGAACTAACTTAGCCTTACGATATTCATAAAATCTTTTAGAAGTTACATTAAGATAAGAAACAGCCTCTTCTCCGGTATAGTACTTAGCCGGATTAGCAAGCTGCGTCCATGTCTCAAGATCGTTGGCTGTAAGATGATCGCATTCCCCGCTTAAAAACATCTCCTTTATCTTATCGCATACCGCCGCACCGCTTTTACGCAGCGTCTCTGTCAGAATTTCTTTCATTTTCAAAACATCCTGTTTTAAACCTTAAAACAATAGAGGCAATGATTATCAAAAGAGTAACAGCCATAACAGACCACACTACGATATTGTGCTCAATAGGCATCTCAATATTAACCGTAACCCATTCTACACAGATATTAAAAATCATACTATAGATCAATAACCTATGCCATATACAAAACCTGAACATTCTTGAAAAAGCCAAGAGAAATAGGTCCCATGATAGAGGATGACCTAATATCGGATACAGCCAATTAGTGATACTAAAAGGATAAAACTCATCAAAAATGCTGGCTAACATAATAACCTGCATCAACACAGGATAATACTTCACAAACGTCACACAGACATTCCTCTGTCCTTTGCTAATAAACTTGTTGCTCATAATATGTTGTTGTTATGTTATTAAAATGGGGAAGGCGATCAGCACCTTCCCCTGGTTTTCAATCACTTTTTAGTGCTCGTCTTCTTTCTTTTCATCTTGCCTCCAACACTACCGCCTTGACGCATTTTGGGTTTGTCCTTTTTATCAACTTCCCCACCCTGACGAGCTTTCTTTTTACAAGCCATGATACTAAAAATTTAAAATTGAATGATGTGCAATATTAATCATTTTTATTCTAATAGACAATACTTAAAACACAATATTATAATCTAAAATATTCAAGGGGAGAGAACTAAATTCCCTCCCCTTGCTAATTATGCTGGATTAAGATCCATTTGAGAATAAGTGTATTTCAAAGTACCATTTTCATCACCACACTCAGCTCCATCTACGATAAAGTTGTAAGAAGCAGGAGATTCATTATATACATTGAAAACACCACCTTTCTTGGAGATATTTTGTTTTTCATACTGCCTAACAGTAGCGGTCTTATACACTTTGCCTTCGTAAGACACGTTTATAGTTCGTATATACCATGTAGTATCTCCATTCTCATCTCCAGAATGAACATATCCTGCCAATATACCACCCATTACAGCCCCGAAATACGAACAAGAGCTTCCGGATTGTTTTCTCTGGGTTGTTGTTCCGATGCTTATAGTAGCTCCAGATATCTCACGATAATCAGCATCCACCACCTTAATATCACAGGTGTAGATTCGGATATTTCCATTTTCATCACCAGTCCATTCGAATCCGGCAATACACTTACCGGCGCCAGGATTATAAGAAACATTACCCCTCCTATATGTAGCCCAAGAGCCGTTTTTCAATGTAATATGCGCCGGAACAGGTTTAGCCTCTGCCTTTCCTTCTTGGTTGACTGTTATGTTAACAGTCTTCCCAGACTCATTTTGCTTCAATGTCACAGTGCCACTTCTGGAAGATGAAGAGCTGTTTGCGGATGAGATTATTACAAATGAATAATCATAACCTGACAAAACAGGACAACTTACTCCTGATGGTTTTTCTGTAACTTCTGTAACCCAACTTGGCTTAGATGATACAGTGTATCCTATCTTACTTCCATTCTTTTTACTTTTTAATTGAATACATAAATATGAGTTATTTGCACCTCCATTTGCATCGGCATTCCAAGTGCTTTGGTCGGCACTAAACTCATAAGTGGCAGCAACAGCCTGTGTAATGTTAACGTTAACAGTTTTCCCTGATTCATTTTGGACGAAAGTAATAGTACCGGAACGAGAAGAAGAGGAAGAGTTAGCTGTCATAGTAATTTTAACAAGCATACTCGTAGATGTCTGGTCTCTATAATCTACAGAACACCAATCAGGCTTAGATTGCACACTATATCCAATATACGATCCACTTTTGGTACTTGTAATAGTATATTGTATAGTTTGTGCTTCACCTGATCCAGACCATACTTTACCAGTTGTTCCATCTACAAACTCAAAGACATATGGCGCATATCCGCATTTTCCAACTTCATATTCGTATTTGTAGTCGGCATTACCACAATCATCATAACGAACGTATTTAACTTGATCATTCTTACATCCATTTTCTTGCCAAGAACCGTAAGATCCGCAATTACAGCAATTCCTACAACTTACAGAATATTGACGATCTATGCTACCAGAGCAGCTATCACGATAAGCATCATACTGAGTATGACCTACGCAATCTCCTGTTCCGTAATAAGACCAGTCTGTACAAGATTCTCCACCTCCATTAACCCATCTTGTGTTGTTGTAAGAAGAAGAACATGGATTGGTGTCACGTTGTTGCTTCTGAGACGTACAACCGTCGCAACGGGTGCTTCCGGTATCAGACCAAGAAGGTGTTGTGCTATCAGCTACGCAATCACCGTTTTTGTTAGCTACTGCCTGACCTTGGGAATTTACAGCATCTTGAGCCTTCTTATTAGCATCAGCTTGACTGATATTGGACGTAAATGGACCACCTACTTGGTCCTGAGTTACGGTAACAGACGAACCATGCTGACAGCTTCCGCAATTGTTTCTGGTGAAGACCTTACTTGCCTTACCGGTCCAAGTACAAGTTCCCTGCGCGTCAGCAAGAGCCTGACCCTGCTGTTCGACGGCAGCCTGAGCCTTGCTATTTGCGTCTTCCTGACTTACGGTAGACGTAAAAGGACCGCCGGTTACATCATCCTGATCTATGGTAACCTTAGATCCGACACCGCCGTCATCACACTGTTTTGTAAATTCCTTGCTATATGTTCCGGTCCAGGTACATACCTTATCTCCACCTTCTACCCAACGTTCATTTTCTCCACCATAGCATTCGTTGGTATTAACCTGTTTTTTATAGGATTTACCACCTTCGCATTTGGTTTCAAGTGGTTCCGAATCTTCCCATACAGGATCGGTGTTATCTGTTTCACATGTTCCGTTCTTGTTAACATAAGCCTGGCCTTGGGCTTCTACGGCTTCCTGAGCTAATCTATTTGCTTCTTCCTGGCTTTCATTAGAATAGAACGGTCCACCTACCATGTCTTGTGTTACGCTCATCGGAACACCATGCTGACATGATCCGCAATTGTCTTTTGTAAACTGCTTGCTATATACGCCTACGAACCTACATTTACCTTTTTGGTTAGCAATAGCCTGTCCTTGAGCTTTAACAGCTTCCTTAGCCTTATTATCAGCATCCTCTTGACTTACGAAAGAAGTAAAAGGATTGCCTTCAACATCAGCTTCACTTACCTCTACTTCCGTTCCTGAATCTGGTATCTCACAGTCGTTCTTCTGGAACGTTTCTGTGTAATGACCGGTCCAGCTACAGACCTTATTCCCGCCATCTACCCAACGTTCTTGATTGTGAGTTTCAGAACATTCGTTAGTATCACGTTGCTTTTTCTGAGACTTACCTTCATTACATCTAAGTTCTTCAGGAACAACGTCTTCCCATACAGGATCGGTGCTAAGTGGCGTACAGTTACCGTTTTTATTAACATAAGCCTGGCCTCCTTCTTCTACGATCCTACGAGCTTCTGCGTCTGCCGCCTCCTGGCTTTCTGTAGACGTAACAGGACTACCGTTAACCATTTCGGCCGTAACTTCCATTTCTACGCCCTTATGACAAGCTTCACATTCAGGGACGAATTTCTTGCTGTAATGACCGGCATAGACCGTCATATTCTCGCAATTACCCTTACTGTTAGCAATAGCCTGTCCTTGTTCTTTGACAGCAGTCTTAGCCTTGTTATTGGCATCATCTTGACTTACAGTGGATGTAAATGGGGCACCCACTACATCTTGTTCGGTTACGGTAATCTTAGACCCTACCTGACCTTCATTACAATCGTTTTTGGTAAATTCTTCACTGTATTTACCAGTCCACGTGCAATGTCCGTCCCGGTTGGCTATGGCCTGGCCCTGCTGCTCGACGGCAGCCTGAGCGAGCGCGTTAGCCGCCTCCTGGCTTTCGTATGAAGTAAAAGGACCACCGGTTACATCGTCTTGGTCTACTGTTACCTGCGAACCTACGCCTTCTCCTTCACAATTGTCTTTTGTGAATACCTTGCTATATACACCAACAAATTGGTTTTTATCTATGCAAGTACCTTTCTTATTAGCAAGATCTTGTTTCTGTTCTTCCATAGCGGCCTCGGCCAACGCGTTAGCTGCCTCCTGGCTTTCCCTTGATACAAAAGCATCTGGGTATCCGGCAAGATCCTTTTCAGTCAAATCAACGAAGCTTCCGGTCTGAGATTCGGCATCGCAATCATTTTTCTGAACACGAGCCGAAGCCTTTCCAACGAAATAATTTGGATCAGTAACGCATTCTCCATTCAGGTTGGCTTGTTCCTGACCGTTTTTCTCTATATCATCAAGAGCTTTCTGATCAGCATCTTCTTGACTTACGTCTGATGTGTATTTACCAGCTTCTACTGTGTAAGTGTAAGGAGCTCCGATAAAACCATCTTCGCAGTCATTTTTATAAAATACTTTTGACTTCTCTACATTATACCATAAATTTGTTTCACATGTACCATGCTCATTAGCATAACCTGGACCTTCAGCTTCCAAGGCATCCAAAGCCTTCTGATTAGCATCCTCCTTAGAAACAGAAGAAGAGAAGCGGCCGGCTTCTACAACGTACTCTACCATAGATCCAACTTCAGTCACTTCACAATCTGTCTTTTGGAACATCTTGGATTTCCTGTCATTGTACCATTTTATGGTATTGCAAGTACCATGAGAATTAGCATAGTCTTGACCTTTGGCATTCAACTCAGCTTCAGCCTTACGGTCAGCATCTTCTTGGCTTATGGTAGAAGAAAATTGCCCGGCTTCGATCGTCATCGTAACCAAACTTCCTTCTTCGGTATCAGGATCGCAGTCGTTCTTTCTAAACGACTTTGATTTCTTGACATTGTACCATAATATGGTTATACAACGACCATGCTCATTAACCCAGTTCTGACCATTTTGCTCAATGTCTCTCATAGCCTTGTCATCAGCATCAGACTGAGATATGATAGACGTGTATTTTCCGGCCTCAACAACGTACTCAAGCTCTTCCCCTTTCTCTGTCTCAGGATTACATCCTTCTTTTGTGAAAAGAGCCGACTGCCTTTTATTTCTATAAACTACCTGTTCTTTTTTTTTATGAACTACCGTACATTCTTCAGATACGCTACCATCCCTGGAAGACACTCTTATCTTGACACTTCTGTTGGCACCAGTATCATTTTCATCAAAGTAAACATTAACCTTACTGTTAAGACCGCCTTCTTTCTTATCTATGTTCGCCCAACAATTACCTACTTTCATTCGCTAATCCTCCATCTTAAATTTTCAGGATTTGTACTTACGTTGATTACATCTGGTGATCCATCGGAATCAAGATTAATAACATCCTTGTCCAGGTAAATTTCCTCCTTATCCACAGACTCGCATTCAACTATTTCAATAACATAATCTTTTATATTACTTTCTATACTTAACTGCGTGCTTGTTTCATCACCCTCAATTTGTTCAAATTCCTTATCCAATTTAATGTAAGGAACAACCTTTCCAGGCTGATAGATAGGAATCAGTACACCATTTATAGTTATATTCTCATTAACTTCATTCCCATCCTCATTGCCAGGCATGGAAACAATCATCGAAACCTGGAACGTGTCTTCAAGACCCGGATCACCAGGGAAACCATAATCAAGCCTAATATCATTGACGTCAATATTTAGACCAGAAGCGGTGGTAAATGCCTTTATGACGCTCTTTATCTCTCTTTCCCCTGTAATAAGGGAATTAATAGAAGCAGCGTTGGTGGTAATAAGGATCTGCTTATCTCCACCAGATATAGGGAACTCCAGCCTACTAACCGACACTTCTGTAATCTTAATACCTTTTTGCTTGAAAGTAATGGCTTTCATGCTTTCAGTATCGGATTTCTTTACAATTCGGATAGTGATCCTGTCTTCCCTTCCTTTCCAAGATGGAGCATCGAAATTCATTTTATCACGACCGACACCCTCCTTCTTATCTGAGGTAAGCCAAGAACCATCATCCATCTTATATATTTTCTCTCTCGACATAATTATCCTCCCTAATTTAAAGTGTCAGTTCCCATTCAACGCCATCATCTACCACAACCTGTACCGTAGCCGTACCACCTGTGGCTTCAAATGTTATGTCAGTAGGAATAACGTCAAATATCTCTTGTACCCCTACACATCCTAAACCACAGATAATGTCCTTAAACCATTCCTCTTTAGCATATTTTTTAAGAACCTCTTTAAAGAACTCACGAAGCCAATCTGAATCAATAGATTCCTTAAGTATGGTCTCTATTATTTCCTTAAGCCAAGATTCATGCATTTCCTCTTTTAGAATCTCTTTAATAAGCTCGATAATGGTTTCTTTATCTAACTTATCAGAAGGCACAGAGCCATCAACGAGATTACCCCCACATATAAATCCTTTGCATTTTTCTGCCATTTCTTATCCTCCTAAATTAACAATGGAACCCATAAGAACTATTTGCCTCTTCTCGGTACACAACCCTCACTTCAGCAAATTCATCTTGTTGACACATATCCCGGCAGAACCTAACAGTACGACCCTGGACTTTATACATATCAGAAGGCACGACACCTCCGCAATAAGACACAAGCAAAATCTCTGCCGGATCTTTCTTTAGAACCACATGAGAAGTACCGTCAAACACTTCTGTATTAACAGATCCACTTACGTTAATAGCCCTTGAAACGTATTTAGCTAAATTAGCTAAAGCTCCGTCTAAAGGCATACCATGATACAAACCAGCTTCTTCTATAGTTTCTCCATCATAGAATATGTTAGAAGAAGGAATATTGCAATGATGCGGGCGTTCGCACCCACCATGACTGCCAAAACAACCGTTACCTGTTATTGCCATTGTTACTCAAAATATTTATTTTTTGTTTTAAAAATTCTATTTCCCTATCCTGGTATTCCATACGGCATATCATTGCATTGATTAAAGCCGTAAGATCAGATTTCTGAGCCAGACTGAAGTAGCCAGCGTTGATGCCGTCCGCGCAGTACACGCAGTTCGTGCAGGTGTATCCGTCCGGGCATGGCACCGGCGCCTCGTCCACATGTGGGACATATACGTGTTTGCCACTTAAGTCCTTACCAATTTGTGCACTCTTTTCCATTTTGTAACTGTTTTTCAAGTTGTTCAACCCTTTGTTTTAGAAGCGTATTTTCTTCAACCATCCTATCCAAAAACTTATCTATGTTTTCAAAAACCAGTTCTATATTATGCATAACCTCATTATAAGGCATACCTGGAGTTAATTTGGATATGAATGTCTTGCATCCTGTATAATGAATGCAATGATCGCTTAAATGACCATACGGGCAATCGCATTCTTTTGGAAGAATCTCGCAATTGTCCGTACAGTCATTACATGGATCAGACCCGATACAAATATTAGATCTCAGAATATCAGGTCTGTCATCTTTACAAGTGTTACATGAGTTCATGACTTTCTTTTTTTGGTGCAAGATAGTGATTTTCATCCACACCATCACAAAAATAAGTCAATCAATGTATTCCAAGCGGTTAGTGCTGCCTTTAAAAACGTATCCGCATCTGTCTTCTATCTCTACATCGGTAATAGGGAGAATAGCATCTTTGCCATAAGTAAGTTCGCATTTTGAAATAAAATTTACTATACCTTGATAATTACCATGAAATTCCCTTGCGAGTTTCCTGCCAGTAGGAATCCCTTCTTTATTGGTTTCAGGAATACCTATCAAGCACTTTATCCAGTTTGGTTCATTCTTGTTATTGCTTCGTATTTCGTAGTTCACGATATCAAATACAATACCTTCAAGGTTCTTGACATCGATGCTGTCCGCATCCATTTTCTTATCAATACGAATCGTGCTTGTTAAATCTCGTAATTTCATGATATTTTCTATTTTTGACATTAATGAATAACTGTCACAGTGTTTTAAAAGACCGAAGTAAGAAGACCAGCTTTCATTTGTAATACACTTCTTCGCGTCTTTGGCTACCCTCTTCCTTATTGTCACATAACCTTTATTGTGTTCAGATACGCCTTTGTTATTACGGTGGAAAACATACCCGCAAAAATCAAGAGGTCTATCCATGTCTGTTATAATACAAGTATGCCTTTTAGATCTTATCTTAAGCTCATACCACCAATAATTCTTAATCCTCCATTTGGCAGTATTAGCATCCTCCTTAGTATAGAAAGCAAGGAAATTATCGTCGGCATATCTCAATGAAAAAGGAGCTATTCTCTTTGCAAGATCATCAAAATCTTTCATAAGGAGATGATGAATGAAAGGGCTTGTAGGGGTTCCTATAGGTAGCTCTCCAGATACGAAACTTACGTCTATTACAAAATCTATAAACTTTTTGTTTGAAATAAAGTTCTTAAGCACTTTTCTAAATACTTTGTCTTTTACATGGTTATAACATTTACGTTGATCTATAACCAGGCAATACCTCAAATCAAGTCTATCATAATAAACATGCTTCATCTTTTTAATAAGAGACCTTGATTTAGACGATGCTGTTATGCCAAATCCCGGCTTACAATTAAGACCATTCATATTATCCTTCTCATAATACAAAGGACCTAACTTTACTAAAACAAGATGCTGATAGATTCTGGTGGTAAGATCCGGGCTGTTTATTTCACGAACCTTACCATTCTTGTTTTCTTTTACAAGTTTGCGATATTTGATTTTGCTAACATAAGTACCATCTAAATACCATTCATACAATTTTAACGAATTACCATCAAAATCAGAATTAAAATTAACAACATCATTCTTTTTAGAATGGTTTTTAAATGCTGCTTCGCATGCTTCTCTAATATCATCCAAACTTACATCTATATAGTTTGAAACTGATTTCAGTTGTGGGCTAATGACGGGCTTACGACCGTCGCGCATCTCTATCATATTTTTATCATATAACCTCATACGCTTGTCTTTTATTGATTCTCCACTCCTGGGAAAGATTAAAAAGAATATACCCAATTTTTTAGCCCACACAGGGCAAGGCCGCAATTGTTGCGATTCGTATTAGAAGTGGCGTTATTCGCATTCAGATTACGAGGCGAGCAATTACTGTTGTTCGCATTACCGCCGAAACGAGCAGCCAATTCTTTTTAACCTTTTTCTCAACCGTTATTTGCTATTTCAGAGGTCAGATCCCAATGTAAGACTTGTTAGCAGACTAACGGATTTCATTGAATAGATTTTTATTGTTTATAATGTTAACTATCTCTGTTGTCTAATGACATTGCAAATGTATGTATAATATTTTATAGCTACAAAACAATTTGTATTAAATATTTTAAATTTTTGTTTTGTAGCTATAAAATATTATATTAACAAGATACGGCTGCGCCGTGATATAGTATATAAGGCTGCGCCTTAGCGCTGCGCTTATGATGGCTGCGCCATCAATGGGTTGCACCCATCAAACCTGCGGTTGACTGACGTCTAATAACAACTGGGCAAGGCCGCAATAGGTGCGATGCGTAGCAGAAGGGGCGTAACTCGCATTCAGAGCACGAGGCGAGCAATGACTGTGGGTCGCATAACCAGCGAAACGAGCAGCCACTCTGGCCTTGGAACCGATAGCTGAAGCCCAGTAGCAATTGTCCCATGTATAAAGATTTTCTCCTGTTCCGATACTTCCCCCTTTTTTATCCTTCCATCCGGTATAAGGGATACGGTGTAAAGCATAACTATCTCCTAAATTTTGAGTAGTTGCTATCTTTTTATATTTAGATTCAAAATTAAAAATCTCACCATTATTTATAGTAGACCTTTTCTCATATGTCCATTTCTTTTGATCTGGCTCTATATAAATATCAATAGTATTACCTATTCGAGTGACATTAGGATCATTTAAACAAGTCCCTACTTGTTCGTACCCCCCTCCACAATATCTAAAGACGTCTCCAGACAAATTCATACCATCGAATAAAGACATCCTTAAAATAACTTCCAAATCAAATTCTGCTGGTTCGTCATTTTCATCTAAGGCTGATATGGTACCAGTCATTTCCTTAAACACAACAACATTCATATGACCTTCAGCCATACTCTTGGCTCCCTGGACGTTCTTATACCAGTATTTTCCTCCATAAAAATCAAACTCTAATCCTTCCTCTACTCCTGTCTCAAATGCAAAAGAAGCCGCCATCTGACTTTCCATGCATTGTTCTTTAGGATATTCTAAATTTATGAGGTAAGAAAAATGAGTTTTTTTAGTAGGTTCATAATGGATAATAGAAGCATTTGTAGCCCATGATCCATACAGCCACGGCTCTTCTCCTTTTTTACGGTATTTCACTCCTCCGTATTTGCGATAATTGACATCATTACCTATTCCGTTATTACTTGATATTCCAGAACCGAAAGTGTCTGGATTAACTAAGTATTTAGTACCGTACAGCATTTCAAGGTATATGATATACGCATTCAAAGTCAAAAATCCACCTTCTGAAAAAGGATAAGAAGATTCTGGATCTACGTTATTTACCCTTGAATACTTAGCTATATTGATTTGATTTACATCATTGCTTCTCGGATAAGTTCTTCCATTTAGAAACATTGTGCAGGCGTTACCAACTCCGGCTCCAGATTTACAATTTGTTTCTCCTTCATACAAGAAAAAGAAAGATCTTGCCTTAGAGTCTACTGTACATACCGGTCCAGGAGATAAGGCCGTGGGCGGCAGCACAGGGCACGTCTGGCGCAGGTCGAGTCCGTCCAGCATAGGAACCGTGTCTGCGTCGTACACACCAGACCATATTTTCCCGCTTTTGCCAACTACCTTATCAACTACATACAGACTCTTGCTACATCCTAAGAATATGCTATAATTCTTTGAAGTAGTCTCCCAAGGTCTTAAAATCCTTACCTCTGATCCTGATACATTATAAAGTTTTTGACCAATACCATACTCTTCGTAAAAAGCCTTAGCGTCAAATGCTCCGGCATCACAATACTTATTTTTATGACCGTTATCCAAATACAGTTCCACATCACATTCGGCTCTCATTTCCTCGGTTATACCTACCGTAGGAGCAAAATCTCCGTTTTCAAATCTAAGGAGATTGTTCTTACGAAGCTTTCCAACCGGACGCACTTTGTCTCCGGTATTTTGAGTCATGTCTATAAGGTAAAAATCCCAAGAAGGGAGAAGACTCTTGTCGCCAACTGATTCCGTGGCTTCTGGAGGAAGCTGGTCCTCATCCCAAGCGGATGCCGATCCTGAAGCACCTTCTTTAAGAACGTTGAAAGTATTACCATCAGACAAAACAAAAGGCTCAGATTCCTCCCCTTTCTTCGATAAAAACTTTTCCCTTTTACCAACTTGATTAACGACGATGTTCTTCTTAGCCTTATTCCCTTCATCGGAAATAGTGTAATTCAAAGTCGTATCAAGACCTTCATTTATTTCAGAAAACACCGACACCAGTTTGTCATTCTCGCCTTCTGTCGGATTAAATTTTACGTTGCTCATTTTCAAAAATCAAATTAACATTCATCAACAACGGGCTCGCATTTGGTATTTTCATTAACCCATTTCATGCCCTCTTCTTCCAGTATCTTCTTAGCCTTTTCATTGGCATCATCAACGCTAATGAAAGACGTTACGGTACCGGCGTATATCCTCCTGTATTTCTCAGGAGCCTTCCATCCTTCCTTACAACGTTTACTAAACCAACCATGTTGATCCTCGTTGTAATAAACGGTTTTACATACTCCAGATTCGTTAGCGGCAGCCTGCCCTTCTTGCTCAAGAATCTTCGCAGCTTCGTAGTTGGCTATTTCGGTACTGAACTTAGACCATACACGCCCGGCCTCTATCACGTGATGTGTGGGTTGTTCTTGTTTTTGACCATCAGGACAATCATTTTTAAAGAAATCTCCTTCCTGTCTTGTGTTATAATATACCTCGCAACAGCCACCTACTTTATTAGCATACAACGGACCTTCTTTCTCCGCAAACTCTTCCGCTTTCCTATCTGCATCATCTTGGCTTATATCCGAACAAAATTCAGCCTCATGAACGATAAACGTTTCTTCAGAACCAAGATCTTCCGGACAGTCCGATTTCTTGAAAGCTTTTCTGTATTCCTTGTTGTAATACATCTTTTTCATGACAAGATCTTATTAAGTTCTTCTTTAAATTTCTGAATCTCATCCGGACACAACCCGCATTCCCCTTCACATACGATTCTTCTCATACGATCTATTTTAAGAACCATATCCATATCAGGCTTAATGCCTACCTTATACTTATGATATTGTAGATACTGATCAGCCTTACATGCTATAAAACGATCAGCACACTCACATAAGTAAGATGAAGGGAAAAGAATTTGCTGTGTACTTCCGGTAGCTGACATATCATTTCACGGTAAAATACCTGGCGTATTCTTTATTTATGTATTCAGAATAAGTAGCAAGATCATCCGGATCCGGGCACTCGTTCTTCAAATTAACAATCCAGCCTCTTACCAGCTTTTGAATATCAGCATACCTTTTACTTACACCTCCTACAAACCTGAACTTGCGATGAAGGTCTATGATTTTCTTGTCCAACACAGCAAGTTCATCGTATTTCTGAATACAAGCCGCATTAGAATCAGCTTTAGGTGTCGTATTCGACTGAGGCTTTATAGCCCGACTTTTATTAACAGAAGCAATGTTGCTTCTTCCACATCCGCATCCCATAATTCACTTATATTTAATTGATTATATTTTGCAACCACAATTTTCACAATTATTGAGAACGTAAATCAATTTAGACGCTTTTTCGTATAATTGTTTTACGTTTTCAAAATTCCCTAATCTCATATTAGCTTCAGCCGCAGCCAGCAGAAATTCTATTTCTTTTATTTTATTAATAATATCATCATCCTCATGATCACATAACACGGTTGACCTGGCCCATATCTTATCTATGTTAAGACGGATCAGATCTATTTTTAAATACTTTCTGTTAAATGAATAAGAGGAAGGACTGCCTTTTATGGTAATATCGTATATACCATCTTTCAGGTTTTTAAAATCATTTCCACGACCCGGATTTATGCCAAGGGTCTTACTGTTGAATACATTCAACTGATTCTTACCAAGATAATAAACATACTTATTCTCATCTTCAGGTGGCACGATCTCTATAATAGCCGGCCTGTCTGCCAGTATCCCCCATTCCGATTGATCGGCTATGCGAAGTGTTTTAGGATTGTTGGTGCTTATAACCTCAAAATCAAGATGAATGTTGTTCATACTCTCTTCCCATCCCATTCTGGTAAGGGAATCGTCGTATCTGGCTGTTATATCAGCTCCCTCTACCTCGGTGCTATTAACACGCACCTCGGTACCATTTATCTTGACTCCTACTATTTGGGCCACCAACGACTTAGCCATACCAAACATAGGAACAATAATTTCTCCACCGTAGTCAGTTCCTTCGTTTGGATACTGTACTACTTCCGTCTTGTACAGGCCGTCATTTCTTCTGGCTACTATTCTAATAACCATCTGATTTTCTATATCGTAGTCAGTCATAACTATCCTGACATAGAAAATGTTATTTCTTATCTGTGGTAAAATATCGATATAGTTCATACCTTATCTTTTTCTACAAAGATAAGTAAATGAGGTGATAAAAGTTTAAACTATTGGACATTAAATAAAAGGTGAGGTGATTGTCACCATATCCGATAATAGATTCCAGCGCCTAAGTAGGGGGAGAAGCCCTCGCGCCCAACCCCATACCCTGCCGTCAGTCCTATGCCCCAGCGCCGGCTCTTTTCGTATATTATTTCTTTTTTGTGGTAGATGATCATCGTGTCCAAATTAGGTCTGTATCCGCTTATAACAGCCCGATAATCATCTGTGTTGTATGTTTTTCTTTGTATAGGAATATTGATATAGACAGTGTCTTTTATCGTATCTTTTTCAACTATAGCATCCATAGGGAAAGGTATTTCTACCTCCCCTACGTCAACTATATACTGAGGAACAGGAACAGGTTGGATAATGGTATCTATTACCGTATCTATTTCTATATCGTGTATTATTTCTTGTTTCTTGCATGTTTTACCAAACAAGAAAGACATAAAACACAGTAGAAGAACTCCCAACACATGCCTGACTCTCATTTTTTGCAAACACATCTTTTACCCTCCTTGTCTTCGTCTAAAAGTTCTTGTATATCACCGTTGTTAATACCTTCTTTAAGCTCTTCTCCGAATGGAACTTTCTGCCACCAACTTACTTTGCTAAAAAAATACTTAACACCTTTTACTATCATCAAATCAGGTGCAAGGTCACCGAGGCGTTTGAATGCCATTCCACCGTATAATATTAAGGCGAATATCGTAATCCACTGAAGAAGCATGTCTATAAACTCTGGGGATTTATGCCCTCCCATAGACATAATAAGATCCATTCCGGATATGGTGAACAACCCGAAAGAGCAGGCCGCGAACTCAAGAAGGATTTTCAAAACTCCCATTTCGCTTATGCATGTCAATATCTTAAAAGGCCTCTTTCTCTTTCTTCGGATATAGCAGTGTTTGATACTTTTTATAGTAGCTAACAAAAGATTTATAGCTAATATAAACAATATAGAATATATAAGGTGGTGAATCTCCTGGAAATTCATCCACAATGCTGATAATCCGGAAATGAGAAAAGCCCAGAAACTTTCTAAATTCATCCTTCCTACAAATCTGTAAGCCATATTAGAACATAGTTACTTTCTTGCTACTTCCAAGAGAGTCATATACGTCAATATGGACCCAATTGGTACCTGATTCTAATCTAATGGGGCAAGGAAGTAAATCCTGCGATTGAATTATTTTATTCCTTGTCTCTTCTGCCGTCATACCCTTGGCATCGAAATCGATGGCTGCTCCAAGCATATGAGGACTGATATACAACGACCCTGATACGGTCTTTGATTTTACTATATCCGAGATATTGTTCCTAAACCCACGCTCATCAAACCTTCCACCCGACTTCCAGGTATTAACCGTCATTGGAGTTTTTAAGATGTCTTTCCTTAAAACCAGTATCGTGTGAAGCAATTCAGTTCTTAAATACCTCCAGCAAAGATCTTTGTCTCTACCGTATTCTTTAGGACCAACTAATTCAACAATACTAAAATACTGACTCAATTCTTTTATAATATCTTTTCTTTCCATAACTTAACCTTTTTCACAAAGATAATTAGAACCTTACCGATATAAAAAATAAGCAGAGTTCGGATTAAAGAAAAACCCCTGCATAAATAAATATACAGGGGTTATCCATAACATTAACAACAAATTACGACCTAAACAACCCTCACATATCCGGCTGATACAAGATCAGCAAGATTCTCGTAAGCTAAAGGGATGCCTGAATCTCTTATGCAAAGATACTTAATTTCTTTGTCTATGTAATACTTTCCGTTCTCTAAAATAGAATTATATACCCAAGGAATAGGATCGTCTATCGTACCCGAATGCTTTTCCTGAACAACCATATACAGGCTTTCGGCTCCACCTCCCTGGCCGGGAACCCAATCAGCTTGTAGATTGTGATTTTGCCTTACTTCAAACAGAGTCCAATCCAAATCCGAAGGTTTGTTTTTGCTACGGAAACGCTGCCCTTTTACAACAGCAGTTCCCATAGGAAGACCTTTGTCGCCGTAAACTCCATCCTTATCCCAAATAGGGTATAATCCCTTTATCTTAAGAGCAAGATTCTGGTCAGTATTTTCAAGCATAGCCGGCGTATTGATCATCGCCCTCATGTACATAGCTGTAGCCTTCTCTGGATCATTGGCTTCAAGGATCTTATTTTTTTCTATGATCTGATCCTTTGTCCTTACCAACTTCTCAGGATAACCTTCATCCACTTTCATAGACTCAACTTCACTCCTGTCGGTTTTAGAAGCTATTTCCTTTTCTATGGCAGTAGTACGATCGTTGCACTCAGATTCATATACGTGCATTTCATTCATTGCCGTATTAGCAATATCAAGCTCGTATTCTGAATCTGCTACGGATACGGTATATATCCCGCTTCCTTTTGCTACATCAATATCGTTTTTAACCTTCTGTCTCATGCTGGTATTATACCATATCTGTTTACCATCCAAGCTATAAGAGCGGACAGCATCAGAATAAGCGTATTCCCTGGCCTCAGAAACTTTCTTATCCTTAGCCTTGGCAAGCAATTCCTCTTCAGTTGGTCCAGGAGGCTCAGGGTCAAGCTGCATGGCAATAACTTCTTTCACACTCGCATCAGGATTGTCTTGATGTAATTTTTCTTGATCAGAGTCAAGTTGAACCCATTTACCATCTAAGAAATCTTGGTAAGAATACCCTACTTCGTAAGAAGAGGAGTCTAACTCGTATCCTTCCCAGTAAAAACCTTTTATATTCTTATTTACATAAAACATGTTCTATCCTTTCTGTTAAGCTTGTTCACCTACTCTGATAACCAACTTATCATTGATATACCAGATACTTAATTCTATAAAACTGTTTTTAGGTACTATTACGCTATCGCCTGACATGCTCTGGAACAAGCCAGAGGTAGGAAGCGGCTGCGTGATGTCTGTGCCGGTAGTGTTGTTGACCCGCACCTGCCATTCCCGCCCGGCATACTCGGAAGATACTGACATAGACAGGTTTGTAGCGGAAGCTACGTTAGCTATGATATTATGAGCATCCGTTGGCAAACTTGCTAATGTTGTGACAACATTAGGAGTCTTAGCCATAAACCTCAAATAAGACAACATGTCATTAGACAACGTAGCCGTATTAGCTATAGCCCTATATGTCTTATCTTGGGCAACAACATAAGTTACCATCTCAATATCTATATAAGATCCAGATACGTCTTCCTTTGAGTTGGTGTTATTAAATAAAACAGCTATTATTTTTAATTCAGAATTATCATTATCTAAAAAATAATCCAAAGAAAAATAATAAAGACTAAGCTTACCTAATGTAATCCTGTTATTGTAAGCATCAATAACTTTTGCATACGAATCCTCATCAAGAGTTCCAGAAGTACTGGGAAATATGGATAGATCAAGATAAGTCGAATCTACTCCGGTACTTACCATACCAAGTGATTCAAGCACCTTGCCACCACCTTCTTCAGTAACCAAAATATATTCGTTATACACGTTTTTAGTTTCTGTAGATGCCACATCGTCTTTTACAAGATACATGACATTATCCTTCGCTTCTTCAACAGTAGGGAGTTTGCTAACAATCTGCTTCTTCCACCCTGCTGCCGAAACAGCATCATCTATGTACTGTTTTGTTACATGATCTCCCCATGTCATGTCGCTAAGAAGAGTCTTGCTACCGTCTTGACTTCCGGCAGGGGGAGCCGGGATAAGGCCTCCTTTGCCCGACTCTGAGCCCGTCCCAGGAGCGGCCTGCACCACATTCTCAAGTCTGGAATCAACCTCCTGACCTTCGAATTTACTGTTATAACCTACTTCTGCCATTTTTTTTATTTCTTGTTAATTTTATCCAACAATTTCTTGATCTGGTCTACGATGTCCATCACCGCGCCAACCTTGTTTTTTACGTCCTCAACCTTCTGATCAATCTTAGAATCCAAAGCCTTTAAACGGTCTTCGTTTTTACGATACACTAAATACAGGGATAAACCGATGATTGCTATCGTAAGAATATTAGCCAAAACGCATCCGATTATTATCTGAAACATGATGATTATATGGTAGATAACGCTACCACACGCTTTAATTATTCAACTTTTTACAAATATAGCAATTGTCCCAACCATAACAAGATCAAAGACGCTCGTCATTAATATCGGACACCCATTCTTTAGATGAAAGAATAGATTCAAACTCAGAAGAAGAGCTGTCATATACCGGATACGGGTATTGAGGTTCGTCATCAGCCTGCATATCTAAAGACTTGAATAGAAGGTCATAATGTTCTACATGTAAAATAACTTTAGAGCCATCTACGCTCGCTCTTGGGCTGCCTATTCCTAATTCACGTCTCTTTTCTTCAGATACGGAATCATATACTTCTTTTGGTATGATAATGAATTTCATATTATTTTGCTTTTATAGTTTGTAAATAGTTGTATGCTTTGATACATTCGTCTTTGGAAAATACCTTATTCATATACAAAGCCATATTTTTAAAAATCATATGACAAAAATCAGAGCCCCCTTGTCCTCCAATACTCACTTGAGATGGTCCTTTATTTCCATCACCGTATAATAAATCAACTTCATTCCAATTTTCATCATAACCCTTACCTTTAGACGTTATAGCTTTAAATGTCATATAGTCGGTGATATTTTTCTTGTTTTCAAAAGTTGAATTTATCATTACAGTAGCACCTCTATTGTATCTATTTTGTATATATAAATGAGACACACTATTTATACCAGCCACAGTATCATCTTTTTGAATGAATTTCCATTCACCTATAAATGTAAAATCTGCTTCGTAAACGACAATATTGGAAGATGCTATATCATCCACCCCATCAGTAACCAGGTAGCCTTCGTATTCGGGGATTTGCTCTATGGTGATATCACAGGTTTCTTGTATTTTATCTAATGTAAATCCATACCAATCTCCATTTGCTTTAAATAAAAAAGACGGTAATGTATAAATTCCATCTTCTGATATTTTGTATATCTGTTGTCCTTCAGAAGTTACTTGTTTATAGGATAGAGTTTGACCATCTTTCAGTCCATAAACTTTTATCTTATAAGAAGGAACTATAAAAGAAGGTTGTTCAGGATAGGATTGATAATATAACTGTGTAGACGCAACTTTAACTGAAGTTATATTTACAGAATAACTCGTCCAAGTTAAATCCGCTCTATCAGTAGATTGAACCCATCTACCACCAGCATAATTCTCAGCATACAACCCATACCCACTCCCTTCTGCAAACCCAAAATTCGACAGCACAAGATTATTACCATTGCCTGTAATATTGGCAATAGTAGCACGATCTTCGTCCTCGTTGGTTTTGCCGGTGACTGTCCATGCTTGGTCGGGGAAGAGCCAGGGATAGGTTTTGACGAAGTAGTCTTTGATCTTGGTTAGCTCTTCTTCGGTGGCATCGTGGTCGAGAAATACAAATTCCCAGATAGCAGCGTTAATACAAGTTCCTACATTAGTTGGAGCTAATTTCCCAACATGTAGCACATCTGTTCCTTCAAAATTACCAGTTGTAATCGAAACACCATTATAACTTTTAGATGTCTGATAAGTAAGGATGTGTGATAAATCCATTTCACTCCCTATTGCTCCAAAAGATATAGGCTTATTAAGATGCTCGGCTTGTATATTTCTATATTCTAACAAGAAGGCACCATCCTTGAGCCAATTCTTTACATTAGATACTAATCCTTGGGCTATTTCACCCCTTGTAATCCACTGTCTCAACGCTACAACTGTATATCCCTTTTCCTTAGTCAGAATAGGGAAGTTATCACAAACACCATAATCGTCTACTCCGTCAAAGACGAGTGCGCCGGGATAGAGGGGTAGTTGCTCAACGGTAAACGAACCTACTTTGCCGCTAACATTAATATAAACAGCTAAAAAATCATCTTCTTTTATTGCAGGAATTTCAGTGACGCCATTAGGGTTTAATGATACCGTTACTGTTGTTGCTGTTGATGTAGAAGGCGCATAAAATGATAAAGCCATATCACCTTCATCGTATCCTTCACTTGATATTTTTATGAAATAAGATTTATTAAATTGGTAAATATTCTTTGGTATATAAATAGCATTACCAATTCCTGTAGTTAAAATGGTTACTTTAATAAAATTGCTACCTTGCTCATCAATTCTTATTTTATCTACAGTAGCATTATTTTTAAAATAATTAAAATCCTGAACATATCCCCCAACCCCTGACATCCCCTTCCAAGAAAAGTTTTTTAACTGTAGATCGTGTCCGTTACCCGTCTTATCAACCCATACGGGATTGGCAGCCATCTGTTCATTGGTGATACCAGAAGCGGAATATCTGGCTACGATACCTTCTATGTCCGGGAAGGAATCTGCTTTACATGGCAGGTCTAATATCATTTTCGCATACTCTTTAAAAGGTATGGAAGTAGGTACATCATACCCTTTGGATATAAGGGCTTGCCTTATGTCCTCTTTGGTATTTATGATCCTCATTAACTTATCTGATATGGTTCCCATTACACTTCCTCCCCATTTATGTAATCTAATACCTGACCTATGTCTCCGATGTCCGATTTTATTGACTCTCCTTGAGAATGTATTTCAATAAGTTTATGATATAAGGTGTTATCTCCTATACGATTCTTATCTGTAGCTTGTTCTTCGATTTTGGCTATCGTATCAGGATCTTCGTACTTAACGCCATCAGGACCATACCATTCGTCTGTTAAATTCGTGTATTTATGACGAACTGGAGTCGATTTAGACTCCAGTGTTACTAAAAAATATTCGTTACAGCTCATGACAATAAGATTTAGTGGTTGCAACAATTACATCTACAAACTATTCTCACGTAGCCAGAGGGAATGGCCGCCAGCTCCGTCCCTACGGCTATCGCCGGGTCAGTGCTTTCCATGACCGTCAGCGCCATCTTGTCCACGTCAAGGTCATTGTCGTAAACGATTTCTCCCTCAACGTAGATGCTCCCTGCATCAGAAACGTAGCAGTTTTTGACCTGTCTTATATGGCGCTGTGTAGCAGACGCAAAATCACACTCGATACTTAACCACCCTACCGGTATCTGATCGATATTGGATCCGATATTGTAATCAGGGTCGGTTGTTTTAAGAACCATATGTCTCAATTCCCTTGTATTTCCGTATCCGTCCATTGTTATGTATGTTCGGATCTGAACCTTACCCTTTCCCGTCTTATAACAGTTTTCTACTATTTCTGTATCGGATGTAGTAGCATCAGGGAAATCACAAACAATACGCTGCCATCCTTCTTGTATTTTGCTGAATGTGGCGCCTCTTTGTATATCAGGGTCGGTAGTTTCTAAGACAATAAGATACTCATCCCGGACACCTATTATGCTATCTACCGACCTGTATCCACCAAGATGTATTTTACCACCAGGAGTAGTATAACATTCATCTACGGACATAATATGTCTTTCTGTAAGATCAGGAAAATCGCATTCGGTTTTCGTCCATTCATTAGGTATCTTATCTATTCTCGTCCACTGAGGATAGGCGGCATCCGTTGTCTTAACAATATAATAATACTGTTCCCTTACACCAAGAACGGCATCAATAGCTTGATAACCTTTTATATTGACCTTACCACCATCAGTCTTATAACATTCGTCCACTTCAACAATTTCCCTGTCCGTCATGTCAGGAAAATCGCAGACCATCCTCACCCAATCTTCGGGAATGGAATCCAGCACGGTTCCTACCTTAATATCAGGATCAGTTGACTGAAGAACGGTATAAACCTCTTCCTTGGCTCCAAGGATGTTATCTATGGCCACCAAACCTTCTACTTGAACTTTTCCTTTTTTAGTAGTGTAACATTCAAGAACGTAAGTTACATCTCGTTCTGTCATGTCAGGAAAGTCACAAACCATTCTAACCCAATTTTCTGGAATTAGCTCAAAGACATGACCGGCAGGGAAATTATCGTCCGTCGATTGAATAACGGTATAAATAGATTCCCTGATGTTTATCTTATCATCTATGGCCTCCAATCCTTCTATTTCAACCTTACCATCCGGAGTCTTATAACATCTGTTGACGAACGTAATGTCTCGCTCTGTCATATCAGGAAGATCACAGTCGATCATAACCCATTCGTCCGGTATTTTAGTAAGAACTTTACCTACCGGATTATCCATGTCAGTACTGTCGGTAATTCTATGGGTTTCTTTAAGAACATCCATCTGATCGTTAAGAAGATACCAACTCCATACTTCAACCTTTCCACCAGGTGTACGGCAACAGGTTTTGAAATCTTTGATAACTTTCTCAGCTATGTTAATCCACTCCCATTCGGTTGTGGCCGGAATACCAGAAACAGGATGCTTCTTGCCTTCTTCGTCAAGATACCAATAACAGCCATTTAAGGACACAACCACTTGGTAGATTTTGTCCCCTATTTTTATACCGGATTTGCTGTCATCTACCGGTTGGGAGGAACCCCATTTTCCAACTATGTTGGTTATTTTATCAATGCCCCTACCAAAGGCACCGGATAAAAAATCCACGCCATTCATATGAAACTAACTTATTTCAAATTGTTTTATTACAAAAAAGGGGGTGGAGGACCAGCCTCCTCCCCCTTGGGATATATAGAAAAAAGGAAAATCAAATCTTGCAGGGCTTGATATTTGCCGAAGCAGCTAACAAGTCCATAAGGTCTTGAATACCTTCGTGAGCGCCATACGGTACATGGAAGTGTACTGTAATATGATCATCAATTACCCTACCGAAGCCGTTAGAATAACGTGCCGGCTTCAACGTTACTGAATAATCAGCATACGGAGCCAACAGGTCTAAGCGGGTTTCTTCGTTGGTAAACATCCGTTCCATAAGTTCTTGGTGAGTCTTACGGAAGTCGAAGAACATACGTTGTTCGCGTTCCTTATCCAGCAATTCAGCGCCGAGGTGAGTACGCGGAGCCCAGTGCTGTTTGTATTCGGTATGGATCGGGTTGAAGTACGTGCTGATAGCCTCGCGCTGTTCATCCGGATAACCGCCATTTACAGCAATACGAACAGATCCTTCTTGGAATGTCAGACGGTCAATCAAACAGTCGGACGGAGAAATCATGTAGTCAATACCACGGAACAAGATACCGCATTTGCAGTTCTTAGGAATCGGATCGGCGATAATAGACTGATCTCCTGCTACGGCACCCAAACGTTTCCAGTTACGTCCACGATAAGATTCGGGAGCTTTAGATACGAAGAAGTCTTTGAAAATTTTATCACATTCGTCGCAAACCATGTTAGTAACGACCGTTGTTTTGAATTTATGTTGACATCCACCAGGTGTACCATAATCTTCGATTGTCAGATACGGGAATGCTGCCTGCAATTCTTCTTTAGCACTGTTACCACATTCATCATCCGGCAACGTGATTTCATAAGCTTCTTTCGAAATCTTACAAGAACCACATGCTTCCCAGCTAACAGTAGTAACAGTAGGATTGCTACACATATCTGCTGTTTTAGCAACGAACGTTACTGTGGCAGTCGGATTGGTTTCTACAAATGCATCGATATCAGCCTTCGTCAGTTTCTTGCTTACGGCCACAGTGTACATACCTACGCCGCCATCCTGGGCTGCTGTTTTCTCGGCAGTGCTACTAACGGCATTCTTAATGCTTTCTACTACAGTAGACTGATCAACACCATCATCCTCTAACGTTACGGCATAAATCAAACCGCCGTCTACCTTAGTATATCCGTCAGGGCACTCTTCGCAGCCTTTCATGATAGAAGACAACTTTTGAGTATAATCAGAAGGCTTACCACCTTCTTTCATCACCTGATATTTAGATGTAGAAAGATGACGTCCGACTCTCTTGATATCCAAACCAGGATAAGCAGCCTTAAGCTGAGCCAGAGCATAAGCATCACCGGTATCACACATTTCCATGCAATAGAAATTCATGTCGGTTTCCACCGGAGTTTTTTCCATTTCATTGCAAGAATGGATAGGATGGATTTCTACAAAATCACCTACCTTGCCACCACCTGCAATCGGCTGATTCTTGATACGTTCGATTGTTTTCAGAATAGCAGCCAAAATATCAACATCTTCGCAAGGATCACATTCTGAGCACATATCCTCACGACCCGGACAGTTTTCGAAAATGATGTAATCATCGATATTCACCTCACCCATCGGATAACCACGAAGCTCGAACAAACGGCCTGTCAACTTAATATGAATAGGGATACGATCACCTTTCCTTGCTGTAATAGCGGTACTGTCGTCAATTCCGTTATAACCGAAAATAACCTCATCTACTTTAATTTCTTTGCTCTTCGGAGCAGAAGCGTACACTTCTATAATTTCATCAATAGCAAACGTAGGTGTAGAGAATGATTTATCATCAGATACACGGTCGTTCACCATCTCATTACGTCCGATTCTGATCTGGAAACGTTGTTCGTCCTTACGATATCCTTTCAAGTCTTTCAACGCTTTCAAACCATCTTTAGTCTGCTCACCATCCAAATCATAGATAGCGATCTGACCTTCTTGAAGCAACAAAGAATCTACGTCCGCCAACTTAGCGTGCGGAGGACAGATAATGTGTCTGTCATACGGTTTATGGATAGCCATAGCCTTATAATATTTTAAAAATTAATATTCTGTTATCTGTCTCAAAAATAGTGATAGTCATATAAGCAACAAAAAGCATTATGAATTAATTAATTCTTAATGCTTTTTGATAGTCTTTAATTTAGGATATGCCTTTCTTCTGCTACAAAGGAGATTGGACGTTGTTTGAATCTATTTGATAACGTCCGTATTCGCTTTCATTCAAAGCAAATTGCTTTTCAATCATGTTAAGGATAATACCAATTAATTTATCATCTAATTCAGGATCTATATCATTTGAATTAGAACCATCGGATTTAATATATCCTTCGATGTCAACTTCCTTCGGATAGCGGTAATATGTAAGGTAAACGGTGTCTACATCAAAACCAGACTTATACACCCTTACCGAATCTTCTCCTATTGTATAGAATGTTTCCCTAAAATCAAAATCAGGTTTGTTAAAAGAGTCGGCAAGAAGCTCATGCGGATTTTCGTTCTTAGCCTCCCACATGGTAAAATCAGTGACCGTGCATTCACCTTTGGTAAATACGCCTGATATGTTTGAAAAAGAGAAGAAATCAGAAGGCAATGAAAATAAAATGCTTTCCGGATTATCTTTATCTCCTCTATCATCAAGTTCTTTCGAATACACAACCAGCTTTTGGATATAACGTATATCCTCTTCATTTTTCTTATCAAGGATATAACGAACAAGGCGGTTTTGTTCGTCATTAAAAAGCTGAACAAAACGTGCCTTGTCAAGTTTTATACCACCGTTGGTCATGTTTTCTTCAGCCTTCTGTAAGGCCCGGAGATAACAATCAACGATTCTCATAAATTATTATTTTTTGTCAGCGTATTGATCAACATCGAAACCTTTCTCATCTTCCTTTTTCTCCTTGTCAGACTTAGTGCCTTCTATTTTTTTATGCTTGTTCTTTAAAGCGTTATACGCTTCCAGGACACGTGACTTAGTTTCTAACATCGACTTATTGGAAGCAAGAGCCATAGATGCAGAGATGGCGTCGGCGCCCAGGAGCTCGCCATTCAGATACAGTCCGTCGGTGTTGACGGTGACAGCCAAGCCCTCAATCATTTCCCTGATCATACGATGGAATTTAATCACCTGCATCCCTTCGGAAGATTCGTCGTCAGATAAAAACCTTGAGCTTGCTTCTTTATACATGTCAACGTTCGTATTCTTGGCGTCAATCCAATTAGTGAATATGTATTGAACCATGCTCTGATCAAGCTCTACGCTGTATATGATGTCAAGATACAAAAGCAGATCGTAGATGCTTTTTCTTTCAGCCTCAGATCCTTTCAGTTTGTTCATGAACTCATATAAAATATCAGCCTTATCAATCTGACGTTGTTTCCTGATATCTACGGCCGTAGTCTTGTCTTCTACACAATAATAAGATTCGACATACATCGGATTACCATCTTCCTCTTTAGGAGTAAGAGACTTGGACAAAATAGCTATATACAACTCAAATAAATCACGAACGTCATTAGTGTAGAACAAACGACCATCATACAAGTCTATTCTGTAAGAATCCCAGAAATCGAAATTCTTTTGGTCCAGGTCCTCATTGACAGTTTCTTCAAACGGATACCGAATATTCTTAATACGCATATCCATTTCATTCTTCTTGTCTTCAAGTGAGTAACCTTTATAACATGCTGAATTGATGAAGAAACCGGTATCATACACCCTAAGATCCTTATCCCATCCACAACAAGATACTGTCTTGTTCCCAGGGAAAGGAGTCTTGGAAATGCCTCTTTCCTGATATCCGGAAGGAGCTTCTTCATCCATCTTACCTGTTATAACATAAATAGAGTCGGAATATATCTTCATTCCTCCTACGGTAGCCAGCAGTTTCTTAGACTCATGGCTTTCTTTAAAAATCTTTTTTCCCATCTTTTATATATCCTATGAAAACAAAATTTGCGGCCGGTTTTAAAGCCGACCGCAAGTTAATATTAAAAGTTATGATCACAAAGAACTTGGTAACAATTCAATTGTTACGAACCGGCTGGTATCTTTTACCCAACAAGCCGATACAGAGTGGCACCAGAATTGTTCTGACATACGAGGATGGCTGGATACAATTTCTTGAGCCGATACTCTGGATGACCATCTACCTTGTTCGTAACCCCACCACATAGAACCGATATCAGGCTTAACGTAGAATACGTTGCTGTTGATATTACCAATACGAGCTTCGGATGAAGCAGGAATACCGGCGAATGCATTGGAATATTCAGGAGCGGTCAAGTCTTCCATAATACATGAATATGATGTGATAGGAGTCATGCCGTCTACCAACTGGCTTCTATCTACCATATCAACGTAATCCAAAGAAGGTTCGTGTTCTACAATGACCTTACCAATACCCGGAATAGTAACACCCTTGATCTTTACAGGTCCTAATTCAAGAGCATCGTTTGATCCTGTTACCGGGTTATTGATGATACGTTCTGTACCCATAAGAGGAGCCAAAGCACCTAATTGAGCGAAGAACTCATCACGGAAGATTTCAACGATGTTCTTATAAGCCATAGCACCTACCTTGAATTTCATTACACGATTTTCAATCGGCATATCGCTACGACCACGGAAAATATAGTCGGCAGCAGCCAGGAAGTGTTCACGCTTGATACCGCCCGGACGTGCATATGAGATAACGAAACCACGGCGAAGTTGATGGTACAAACCTTCGTTTTTCATCAAAACACCATTATGACCCTTGACTCTACCTCCACGCATGAACATAAGTTCGTATGCTTCCATCTTAGCCAATTCAGCCAAACAGAACAAAGACACTGTATTGGCTACACGAGCTTTACGCATATCAATGCTTCCGTCACCAAGACGAGAACCGATGATAGCATAACTTGCATCACCTCCTCTGATTTCAGAAAGCTGACGAACTTTCTGGTAAGCCTTGTCGATGAAATTCTGTGTACGTTCGTCCGCATAAGCCAAAGACTTAATACCAGCGTACATAGTCGTTTCACCTTCAACACCACGGTGTCCACCAAGCGTAAATTCACAAGTCATAGAACCAGCCTTAGAAGCACCTCCTACACCAGAGAACTGAGTAGAGAACTCACCAAGAACGTTTGTTACCTTCCAGTATTTAATACCGGCACGAAGCATGTCTTTCGGGAAGTATTTAGCACGAGAACGACCCCACAGCTTACACCAGTATCTCCAGTTTTCACCTTCTTGTTTAGGAGGACGCTCTGTAGAGATAAGAGCCTGGCAACCGTTAATCACATCGTAAGTAATAACATCTCCTTGTTTAAATTGTGCATTCAACACAATTTCGAAGAAGCTTTCATCAATACCAGGTTTTGCATATTTCAAAGACGTGTCTTCTACTGTAACCACCTCATACGTTTCTGATACCGGAAGATCATAACGGAATGAACCATTGATACCATTTACGGTAATAGTAGCATCCTGTTTGATCATACCCATATACATAGGCAGAGGATAGTTTGTAATGTTAGAAAACAACTCAAGCATACCCAGATGGTTCTTATCCGGATCTTCGTAGTACCAATCTTCTAAAGAGCTAAGATCGTGTTCTACGATACTTTGCTTAACGACTTTAGCGTCGGTATATCCAATCACCGTGTCACCATTCATGGTGGCCGGGAAATTTTTTGTTAAAAGTACATTAGCCATGAACGAAAAAATGTTTTAATTTTTAATCTATACTGATTTCATCGAACTTCACACCTTGAACTTGATCACCTTTATCATCTACCGGAGCCACCCTCTTGTCTTTATTTGTATGGCTGATGAGCTTATAAATTTTCTTTTTCTCATCAACTACAGCTTGATTCGACTTCTGTTTTATGAACTCTCCTGGGTTCATAAGAAACATAATCAAATCTGGCGCTTCTTCCGGATTCATCATCATCTCCCTTACCCTATTAAATGCTTTGGTAATTCCGGGATTCGATTCAGAAGGTTTTAGGGCGAAATCAAGAGCTTTAGATACCATAGTGTCATTTAGCTGATACTTTGCCTGGATAGAAGACTTAAGGTCTTTCTTATACCTTCTAAAATCTTCTGCATCCTTCGCCTTCTTTTCGGCAGCCTCTTTAGTACGTTGCTGGATAATATCATCCATTCTCTTATCAAGCTCAGCTTTATACTTTATAGCCTTTGCCTCAACATACTCTTCTCCTTTATTGATAATGCCTTTGAAAAACTCATCAGCTTCATCTTTAGGCAACCCAAGAAGATCAACATAATGGCGAACGATCTTAATCTGATCTGCTTTGTTTTCAATGTCAAGCTTTTCTATAGGAGCGACATTCGTATCATATTGCTTAAGAATATCAACGATATTCGCGCCGGCCTTATCAGCCTGGATAAGCTTCTTAGTAATATCAGAAACAGAGGTAACATCTATCTTATCCTTAACAATGTCCTCTTTCTGGCTTTCAAGGACTGTGGATAATATGTCACACAACGAATCTTCTTTACTAAAATCAAGATCATTGATAGTAATCTCTTCGCCGTTTTCACCGCTAAACACCACATCTTTCAAATCGGGAATGATTCCCCTTGAAGAAAGGGCATCCAATACTTTTCTGTAATTGACAACCGGAGTCTCTACCTGATCCTGATTAACATCAACTACATTCTCTTCTCCTTTTTTATCCTCTTTAGGATCAGGAGTAGGATCAACAACCGGCTCTTCTTTAATTTGAGAACCTTCTTCTACAGGCTTCTCATCTTTTTTAGCCGGTTCATTACCATTAATAGGCAGAATATCTTCTTCCCTATTATAAACATCATCAACCGGACCGATACTAAAAATATCGTCCAATTCTACTATTCCATTTTTTTCTAATTTTCCCATACTGCAAAAATATTTAAATACCTATATTTCAGATAAAAAACTTATAAGTGTTTAATCTTCACTAAAAATTAAATATCCCCAAATTTTATTAGAGATTTTCTAATGAAATTTGGGGATATTTAATTTTTAATTCTTATTGATTCCGGCTACATACCTTTTGGTGGCATCTTCCCTCGCTCGTTGAGCAAGCTCTTTGGATTTTAATTTTAACTCTTCCATTTTCATTCTCATTTCATCATCATGAAGTTTGGAATCGTTTTCAATTTTCTTATCCTCTATCCTTTCCTTGCTTTCTATATCAGCTTGCCTTACGGTCTGATCTGAAACAGAAGCCAGGAAGTTGAGGGAGGTGGCGTCGCTCTTGGCGTCTGCCGCCCTGCCTGCCGCCTGGATCTTCTCTTGAAGTATCCTGTATTGACCTTTCTTGTCTTCCAAAGCAAGTTCATGCTGACGTTGCTTATCCTTCTCAGCAGCTTCAGCTTGTATCTGTTGCTGGTTAAGCTGCATCTGATTCTGTTGTTGCTGCTGCATCTGACGCTCGTTGTATGCCCGAGTATTCCTTGCATTCTGTATAAGTTCCACCATAGAATCTGATGTGAAGATAGATGCAAGATCGTAAATATCGCCTCCGGCTGTATTTAGCTGTAACATGAAAGTTTTAAATTTCTCAAGCTCATCCCTTTTCTTGGAATTAGATAATGCCTGAACACCAAGATGCCTTAGACTAAGACCGTCGGTTCCTATAGATAAGAATGCTCTGGTAAGGTCACTTTTTGTGTACATTACAGAAATATCCTTTCCTTCTTCCTGACATTGTTGAGCAACAGCCAAATGAAGATCCAAAGCGCGTTTCTTGAAGTAACCAAAGTTATCAAAGTATATCTGTGTTTGTAACATAGATGCCGTAACGCCCTGCTGAACCCCGGTGGCAGTCTCATACCTATTGGGACCGTTAATTACTTGAGGCGTGATACCAACCATTTCAAAGCACTTCATCCTCGACCATTCAGCAAGCTCCATTCTTGTTTTAAGCTGCTCTGTCTGCGACAAATCATATACGGCAAACTGGTTGAATGGAACACCGCCTTTCGTGTTTTGAGATGAGGTATCTAATGTCAAAGCACCTACAGACTTAGCTACATCAAGAAGATTAGCCCATATATCAGCCACATCTTCACCCAAATCCTTGTATTCACTTGGAACCAGATTTATATCCCCTAAGAAGAATTTACCGATCTCCTTTTCAAGAATATTATTTATCTGATTTATGGAGAAATTATAAAATATTTGATATGGCTGAATCCTGTTCGCCATAGAAGTACCGATATATCCTGCAACGGGTAGGACAAAGTCATAGATGTTGCTATCACCTTTTATCTGATGATCGATAGGTTCTCCATCCAGATACAGGTTGTCCTGAGCGAGAGCACCTCCACTGATTTTAACTCCGTACCTTACCTGTGGAACGTAATCTACAAAATAGGTATTAATCTCCGGGTTCTCCATGCCCTTACTCATGGTCCTGGTAATTTTCTTAATACCATTTTCCTGTAAAAAGTCTTGAAGAAGCTCGTCGGTTACCATTTCGGTAGTTACTAATCCGGTTTCAGTTTGGTAGGTAATTACATACACCTGAGCCGGGGATACCCAATATGATTCAGTAACCTGATACAAATCACTACGAACATGCTCGTCGCTCAAACTCTGGGCGCGGTTATAATAATTACCATGCTCTAAATTTGGCATGAATCTGGTTCTGTGATATTCATTGCCATTACTGTCGTATCCGGTATATGTGCCGGCTGGAATACCGTAATAATCCTCATAAGCTTTTATAGAAGCATAATCATTATATCCTTTCCAAGGTATTACCTTATTCTGATATAACATCCCTACACTCGCCGATTTGGATAAACTTACATAGCTCCCATTATCACCATTGTTATAAGTACCATTGAAATTATCAGCACCTCCTATAAGCTTTTGCTTGTCTTTTGCCGTAAGAAGATGCCCCCACCTTACTATAATATCATTGGCAGTATAATAATGAACACGACCAATATAATCCCCATATTGAGGATACTTGCTATCTAATGTCTTAGAATAAAACGTATTCAACGGAGACCACCTCTCCGGCTTATAATAGTCGTATCCTACATGGTAATTTCTAAAGCAACGACCGGTAAGAAGATAGTCAATGAAATTCTCAGTATCTATCTCATCCATGTAAAAACGCCCCCTGTCCGCCTCAAGCGTATGAGAACCCCATATAACCTCGGCAGTCTTCCATTTTGTATTCATGAAGTTCTCTATCTCAGGAGGGGTCATAGATGCTTTCACCTCTTGTATCTGCTGAGCATAAGCCTGCTTTTCTTCTTCGCTGGCAAAATTATTATAATCCGGATCCAATCCTCTATTTAATAACTCTTGCCTAACCCTTCTGTCCAATTCCTCTCTAATATAATCATGAAGAAGATTTTCCTTCGTGGCAGAATACTGATTCACTTCAGATTCGTCCAATCCAACTACATTATACTTGTCAGAAAGGTTGCCCAACCATCCTACAAAAGCGTTTACGATCGTACCTATTATATCATAATGACGTAAGAATGATGGAATGTTTACGTTGTCCCTTATAGACTGAACATCCTTAAGATAAGGAATTACGTCTTTCAGCTCCATAAATGACAGCTTGCCTTCCATCATCCTATAAAAATCCTTGAACTTTTGGTTCTCATCAAGCTGCTTCAAACCAATCAATTCAAGAGAATCCATAGTGGCTTTAAACCACTCCTTGGTTTTTCTCTTGGTAGGTATCGCCTGCACCGGCAAACCTGAAAATACTCCTCTGGCCGGAAAAGCCTGATCTCTGTTAAAATACTCCATGAGCTATATGTTTTTTCACAAAGATAGGTAAATTGTTCTACCTATCTCATTTTGTAAGGGTTATGTCTTCTTACCGTAAATCCTTTGACCTGTTCTATCTTCTTGCGCTCTCTCTTCTTTTGATTCTCCTTCTGAGTCGTACTTTCAGGCATGTAACCCATATCATCATAATACTTAGCCAGAAGAAGAGCGTGGCCGAAGGCTATGATACGGTCGGTGTTGGTCCCGGGGCCGAAGGCTATGATCTCATCAAGAAGTTCTATATCAGGGATACGGTAAATACCTTTCTGTGTTATTTCATTACCATCATCATCATACCCAACAACAACATCCTCCCAACAATATTGAATAACGGTATTGAAAAGCATACGCTGATTGGGAACCGTAGGAGCCAAACCGAGCTTATTGTTCTGACGGGCGCCAGCACGAATAATCTTACCGGCAAGACGTTCGCCATCTTCCAGTAACATAAGCTGCTTATTTCGTCTCGTAAGATAAAATTCATACATTCGGTCGGCATTCTCCATAAGACACTTAGCTCCATACGCCTCTTGAAGTATTTCACAATTCCTACAAAAATCATCGGAAGATGGAGGACGTGATGCGTATGATGCTACTATGCAATAAGCAAATGGATCGTTGATTTTTACATACCTTTTAAGTACATAAAACGAACCAACAGAATCAGTATCAGCCTTGTCTGATTTATAGGGGTCAAGCGATGAGACATAAGTGTAATCAAAAACACCTCCTTCTTCTGGTGGATCCTCATATATAACAACAGGAGAATCTATGTTACCACCTTGAAACGGATAATCAGCAAGCTGCTTATCGCTAAAATTATACCCCATTTTCATGCCGTCTATCTGATAAATATCCACTGTTTTACCAGGCCTACCTTCTTCAAGAAGACGGCTTTTGTGCTTCAACGCATCTTCTACAGGGAACCTATTTACGTTCGTATTAAGGAAACAATCATCTATAGACAAAGGGAATGCCATTCGTTCCTGGACGTATAAAGCCCTATCCTTTTTGACAAGTTCGTCAAGACGCGATTTTATTATTCCAGTATTTTTATCAAAGTCTGAAACTTTTATTTTTATCTTCTTAAGACCGGGAGCATTCTCTACTCCAAGATACTTATCAAGAGTCGTTTCTTTCTTTTCATACGCATGAGACATCTGGGCCGGAACAAAGCATCCGGATTTACATATACGCCATGTTGGTTTAATAACTCTCTTATTTAGAATATCATAATTCATTATAATGAATCCATATTCGTCCGGAGAGTTCATGATTTTCTGGGCATCTTGAGACTTTTCTACATTACCTCCAGTTCCCGCCATCAAACAAACGCCCCTCATTCTACCATGCATCATATGAGCCGGCCTACCGGCAAGCCATGCTCCAAGCACCGGAAATTTACCTACCTCATCATATATAGACGTATATGGAGTTCCACCTGCGGTCTTCAATGAGCCTCGCGTCTTTCCATCATCAACGTTGGTGATTCTTATTCTGGCATGAACATCACGTTGGTTATTGATGTTTCTTGTACCTAAAACAACTTCTTTAGTCCAGTCGTTACCAGTCCTGTTTATAGTAAGATAAGGAGGAAGGTTATCAAGTCCAAACTCAAGATACTCTCCCATATTGGCAAGGTCTTCTTTACTTGCTCCAATAACATTATGCGTCAAATTGTACGTCATTGTAGCATTACGAGCCAGAAGAGAACTCATTATGGCCGTATTATGAGTAACGATGTAATTGGTGGTCAAAAATAAATGAGAGTCATTATCAACGGTTATACAAGTAGCATGCTCCTTTCCGTATATTGATATGGATCTTATTTTTAATTCCTTACGATTCCTTGATAGTATAAGTTTGTTCCCCTCCAATTTAGCATACCAACCTGAAGCCCAAAACATACGTTGTACAAAATTTATGACATCCATGTCAATATGAGACAACGTAAGCTCTTCTTCTCCGGTTACTACGTTTCTGAAAGAACGAATGAAGTTTTCTATAAAATCTTTCTTTTGATCTATGGACGATCTTAAAAACTTCTTACAAACGTATTTATCAAAAAACATATCCCCACTATAGCCACCAAGATAAGCCGCCAGCATCGAGGCGTAGGCCGACGGCGGAACCGGCAGCTTTGCCGTAGGGTAGTTCAGGGCCTCACCTACTGGAATAGACATACTCTTATAATCTAATCCAGCTATGGATCTAAGACTCCTAACATGCCATTTTCCGCCATGATTGACACGCCATTGGTGATTTCCGCAACAAATAACGTTACGACCGTCTTCGAATACGACTCTGTAGGTGGTTACTTTTCCTTGAGGATAGACACCTACGACTTCTACTAAATTCCCTTTATCGTCATATATCTTATCCCCTACAACGATATTTCCTATCATCTTTTCCCGGTCCTCAAGATAAAGTATCTCAGAGTCAAGAAGGGCTTTTCCAAAACGACGGCACCCGAACATGAATATTCCTTTATTCTCTTCTTCCGCCTGCTTTAGAAATTCGGCAAACATCCATTCATTATCACGAAGCTGAGAATTTCCAGGAATACGATCATCTCCTACGTCAATCATCATCTTCCAGAAATTGATATGCCAATATAGCCAAGGATGGATAAATACACCATTTATGGTAACACCGTTAAGGAGTTTCATAGCCTCATTCTCCCAGAATTGCTTGACATCATCGTCTTGCTCTTCATAAGAATAAAGGTCATTCCATAACGGAATATCGTTACCCATATTTATATAAAGTTCTTTACTATCAAAATTCATAACAAAACTACTTATCAAACTTGTTCTTAGCTTCATTCTTAACAAAAGACTGAATACCTGATACTGTTTGTCCTCCTTTTAGGCTTTTCTTGTTTTTGGCAGCCTCAAGCTGATTATAGACATCCATTATCCCACACATCTTAATATAAGATTCAGTCCATTGCATTAAGCTATCAGACAAGCTTTTTTGAAACCTAAATTCTTTCTCCCTCTTATCGGAATCTTCTATTTTATCCCAAGGGTTTTCAGATAGATAACGTTCTGCCTTATCTATCTGATCCCTTAGCACAAGAAGTTTCCGATCTACGTAAGAGACATCATCATTAGTCGGCTTTCTTACCTTCATTATTCACTATTTTTAAAAAATACTCATACTGAGACTTAAGCATATTAAACCTGTCTTCAAGAGAAGATGGATCAACACGATACTTGCACATGTTTTTTATTCCTTCCTCAACAGATTCTTCCTTGAACATAACAGAATCAGTATTATTGTCAACGTACATAATAAAATCTGATTCTCCGTCGTTTACTATCCTGTCAAGAACCTTCTTGCTGTCATCATCTATGTTAAGATCATGACCGGCATTAATAGATAACCTGTAAACTGCCTTTATAGAAGAAGATACTTTCAGCATCTCTTGTTGATACAAGTTGGTCATAAACGACTTTTCCTCCAAATCAATAAAGTCTTCTAACTCTATGTTGTTTTCCTCATCCTTCTTCCTAATAATATCCTTAGTTATCTCTTCCATCTCCTCTCCCACCTTATCTTGCGCAGACAGTAGATGGTTGTAATAAGAAATAAGATGCTTTATATCTGAATCAAAATCAATCTTCTTCATTGTCAAGAACCTTTTTATCATGAATAATAACGTCCATCAACTCCATTGATAAATTATAATCAGCCACTTCAAAAAGCTCGCTGTCTGTCAACGTCCTTAAAAAAGAAACAGACAATCCTCTTTTCTTTGCAAAAGATCTAAGTACGGCATAGAGAATGTCCCCGGCAGAATAATCAGGGAGATCGTCACAAGATGCCTGCAACATAGAAAATAAGGACTTCCTTTTATCCTCGCATTGTAAATGCCTTGCTTTACCACATCCGCCCATAACTTAACTTTTTTGAATTATAGTACCTTCAAAATTAAACGGAATTTTTTCCTCTTTTTTAGACCCATCTTTTTGATAGTGAACAGTCATGTGCTTTACGAATCTTCCTATTCCAAATCCTGCTGTATGTATCTCTATATTGAACTTAAAGTGACGGGAGTCTATGATATTCAAATTAGATGACGTACAACCACAAGATGTCTCTGATGCTGTTATCTTCATATCATGCTTCGACTCAAGAACAAATGAAAACCTTATACTGTTCCCTTTTTCTACCGGTTCGAAAATGATTTCAAATGATTTACCGTCTTTAGAGAGGTCGATATTGTATTGCTTGTCATCTGTAGAAATAACATTAAATTCATCAGAATCCATTGTAATAAGTTCTAACCTGTTCCATCTTGACTTCTCATCATAAAAATCAATAGAATACTGACGATCCATCCACGAAGGACGGGGAAGCCCCTCCCCAAGCGCACACTCCTCTGTCTTGCTCCAGGCCTTCTGCTTGATGAAGCACGTACATACCGAACAACGATTTTTACCTATTTTCTTGCTTACGTATAAAGAAAGAGGAAGCATAGAGTTAGGGACGTTCTTGGTATTGAATTTACATCCCTCACACTTTTCAAGACGTTCCTTGTACCAATCGGGATAATCTTCTTTTTTTCTTGGAAGTTTTTTTAATATCGTATCCATAAAAGCATCGTATATAACTTCCGCTTGCAAAATTTTTTTCATAACTTATCTGTTAAATTCCTGTTCTTGAATATTTTGTATTTCACTAAAACTATGACCCTTACGAGATTTAAAGATAGATAATTTGTTGTGTTTTATCAACATATCCCCACCTTTTATCTCACCTGAGTTATAAGCATCCTTTATCATCCTTATCTTAATATCAAGGCACTGAAGTTCTTTTTCCTGATACTTAGATAATTTTTCTACCTTGGATTTAAGACGCTCAAGATTGTGTTTGCGCCTCTCCATCTCATGAAGATTACAAACCATATCACCCACATACGGGAACGATACAGACACGTTATCTGTGTACGTACATAAGTTATTGGCATAAGAAATACTGGCTCTGAAAACGTCACGTATTTGGTTTCGGTCGTAAACGCCCCCGGTCTTATCCATCACATCATCTATAATATGTGACTCAAATGATATAGGGAAATCATTCTTCGGCATCGGATTCAAAAGTTTTCTTTCTATAAAATAAAGAAACCAACGCACATTGATCTCTTGAACCCTCCAATACAAAAAGACGGCGCATGTTCTCTATATCCGGGCACAAACACCTTGTCCTGTAATTCCCTTCACGGTCAATCAAAATACCACGCTTCTTCATCTCCGTATCCAAAACCGATACATATTGAAGATCGGTACTGAAACAATGAGAAAACTTCTTCTTCGTCTCATACGAATATCCAAACACAAAATAATAGGCAAGAAGATTTAAGTGCCTCGCATCTATGACATTCTTCTCATTGCCGGAAGCCATTAGGTATCCGTTATAAAACAGAAGTATCTTCTTAGCCATATCTACCGTATTGGAATAAGGTACTAAAAGCCTATAAGCCCTATTACTAACATCTTTATTATCACTTTCTTTCATGAGATTATCGTTTTGATACAAAGATAAGGATTAAGGATTTATAAATTTAAAATTAACGTATTTTATGACAATAGATTCAGGGTTTGTCCCGATATTTGCACTGTGACATTAAAAAAATAAGTTCTTGTTGTTTGATTCTTGAATTTTGTTTCTATATTTGTAGCACGTTACGGATGTAGAAATAAGATAAAATAAAAAACAAGAATATAAAATATTAAGTGTCTTGTTTTTTGTTGATTCTTGTTCTTCATCATCTGTAACGGGGTTTTGGAGATTATCCGCAAAAAGACACAAATCGGATGGATATCCCCAAAAATCCATCCGATTTTTTTTTGTTACAGATTATGAAGCTACAATTAGGTAGAAATATTAACATAAGTCTTAGACTTTTGGAACAGTGGTCAGATGATTCGCTGTTCATGGAATTGTATGCTTTATACTGTATGATAAAAATCTCCCGCCGGGATTCGAGAATAAGATTCAAAAACAAGAAAGATCTTCTTCATAAACTTGGAATCGGGTATTCGAAGTTCAAGAACATGACAGGACATCCGATGTTTGACGAACTGTTCCGTATGACGAATAGTACGTTCGTTGCAAGAAGATATCGTGTTAATGGCGTACAACTTACTCTTGGGTGCGGGAAAGTGAATATTCCAAAGAATAGGATTTTAATTAAGATAAAGAAAAATGAAATAACAAACCATGAAAAAGTCCTTGACAGGATAAGAGAGGCGATGTTTGTTAATTTAGTCAGAAACAATGAGTCTGTACTGAACAGTGGAGAGACAAACTCTCAGGCGGAATTCGTAGAAGGAAGCCACTCGTATTATGGATTAATTGATTCGACGATAAGTAATAAAACAATTGCCTTGTACTTGAATGTAGGACTAACAAAAGCGAAAGAGATTGTCGGTATGGCGATACAAGACAAGCTCGTAAAAAGGTTCGAAAACATACAATTTATAACATACGTAGATAATCCTCGTGCTTACATTGAAGCAAACGAACATAACTACCCAATAGGTAAGCTGATTCCGGTATATAGGCACGGAGCTGTTTTCTGGCAAATAGCAAATACCTGGACCTTGTATAAAAAAGGAGCAACAAACAGATGGTATTTTGGAGAGAAGGATATAGAGAAAGGAGAAAAAGAAAAAGTGAGTAAGAAAGACGATTTCAATTTCTTCTTAAAAGACAATACTCATATCCTACGTTTCCTAAACGCAGAGGAAGTTGTTTCCGAAGATGGCGAAATCCTTGGCATAGATCGTAAAAAGACAAAAGAAGAAGAAGCAAGGTCATTGGCTTCTGTTATGGCTAAAGAAGCGCACAAAGACTTCTGGGACGGATATGAGCGAAGTACACAAAACCAGATTATAAGAAAGTACTATCGCGCTATCATAGCAGAAGATAAGAAGCGAAGAATGGACATGTTCTTAAACCGTCTTAAACAATCATACGACAAGGTTAGTGGATGGAGCAAGGAGAAAGTAGCCACAGTAAAGGCAGGCATGGCTGATGCGGAAGCCTGCTGTGCTGAGGTGGGGACGTCCGTTGCCGGGGTCTGCGGTAGGGTAAGTAGGAGAATGAAATCCTATAACAATACCGATACTGACAAAAAGGCAGGTTTTAATGAGGTACGGGATATGTATGCCGAGTTCGCCGGCGAGATGGCTAAAGCGGTGGGATCGGTAAGCGAAGACATCTATACATATGTTAAGGCAGAACAGTTTAAGGAAAAGATAGGGAATATGGATATATCGATCCAATCATTACCTAATATTAGTATAACAGTAGATAATGATAAAGAATTAGATGGTGAATCCATATTCAAGGATATACCATTTGAAGAACTATCATTCTATAATGATACCTATCTTTATCCTTCATCTCAGTACTCATCATTATAATGTTTGGTACTTGAGAGAGGGTCTGTTCTTAGTAGTCGCCAACAGAGCCGAAAAACGATAATCTCGTAGAACATCAACGGAAACACCCGTTAGCCACTACTATGCCATTACTGCACCCATACTAAACCACATTACTGTCTGTCACAAAGAAACTTATCCAACTTATTATTTCTTTTTAATCATAATTAATTCATTTTATATTTTATGTTTTATTTTATTTTCATACTTTTGTTTTGTAGAACAAAATCAGAAAAAAGATGGCTATAAGTTACGACAAAAAAATCATGGAGTGCGTTCTTCGTTCAGTTATGTCCGAAGGTAATGTCGCCCAGGGAAAGGCTATTAAGTCTATTTGTAAGTCACCAAAACCGCTGTTTATAACCGGTAAAGGAGGAAGTGGAAAAACAACGTTCCTTAAGCGTATTATACCGGCATTAAAAAATGCGGTTGTTGTAGCTCCTACAGGTGTTGCTGCTGTTAATGCAGGTGGTCAAACCATTCATTCATTTTTTAGAATAGGAATGCAGCCGTATATACCTGAAATACGAAAAGGTGCGTTTATGGATAACTGCGAATATAAATTCAACGGAGGTTCGGAGAAGATTTTACAGAATATAAAGTATCTTATCATAGACGAGATTTCTATGGTTCGACCTGATCTTCTTGACAACGTAGCTGATATACTTCGTCATGCAAGAGGAGACAAGGACCCGTTTGGCGGAGTGAAACTTATTATGGTAGGCGACCTGTTTCAGCTTCCTCCTGTGATTAAAGAGGATTTTTTTAGAGAAATATACGATACATCTTATTTTTTTAGTTCGAAGTCTCTTATGGCTTCTGGTATGGAAATGGTGTCTTTTGAAAAAATATATCGCCAGAAAGATGAGAAGTTTATTAGTGTCCTTAATAAGGTGCGTGAAGGGCAGATGGATGATGATGTATTTGATACAATAAACAGCAGATGTATTCAGTCTGATAATAATCAAGGATATGTTGAGATTGTAACTACCAACTCAAAAGCTACGGCTATTAACGAAATGAGAATATCATCGTTACCAGGCTCTTTAAGAAAATTAGAAGCTGTTATAAACGGTGATTATCCTAAAGATGCTCCGGTTGAAAAAACTCTTTTCTTGAAAGAAGGATCAAGAGTTATGATAACAAGAAACGGAGGAGAGTACTTCAATGGCTCTCTTGGTACTGTATTATCTATAAAAAAGGGGGAGATTGAAGTAGTCCTTGATAAACCGAAAGATGATGAGCATACTAAGGTTGTTATAACACCATGTTCATTTGAGAAAGTAAAATACGTAAGAAACGGATATAAGATAGAATCTGAAGTAGTAGGAGCTATTATTCAGTATCCTATAAAAATAGGTTATTCTATCACGATCCATAAAGCCCAAGGTCTGACATTGGATGCGGCTATGATGGACGTATCTAATTCTTTTGAAACAGGACAGCTATATACGGCTCTTTCAAGAGTAAAGTCTCTTGATGGATTATATCTTCGTCAACCTATTCCTAAGACGGTAAAAACCAGCGATCAGGTGGTGATAAACTTCTATAAAAGGACTCTTGGTAATGGAGGTATTGTGAAATCGGTTCCAATGGAAGAGCTTGAAAAGTCAATGATTAATTTGTCAACCGGATCTGAAATAGATTTTGCAGAGTTTAATTTATAAAAAATATAGTTATGAAATTTGGAGAAGCTTTAGAAGAAGTAAAAAAAGGTGCGTTGATTGCACGTGCCGGATGGAATGGTAAAGGTATGTTTGTATTCCAGCGCCCGGAAGATTGGTTGTCTACTGATATGATAGTTAATAAAGTAAAGTCATTGCCGGATTCGTTTAAAAAATACGTAAACGATTATTATGACGTAACTGAAACCAACATGATTAAATTTTGCGCTTATCTGTGCATGAAAGATGCTAACGATAATATCGTAAACGGATGGTTAGCTTCGCAATCAGATATGTTGGCTGATGACTGGATGGTTGTTGGTTAAGATAACTTAGTTTATCACCGCTTTATTTTTTTTATAAATCAATCAATTATTCGATTTTAAAAATTACAGTTATGAAAACAAAAGAAGAAAAACAAAAGAAGTTTGTGACAGAATTTGAGATAAATGGAGAAAAGTATGGCGGATATATTTATGCTACAACTTTTTCCGAAGCTGAAGATTTTGTTAGACAAAGAAAAGCGACAGAAAAAGTTGTAGGTGGTCCGTGTTTAGAACAAGAAGAAATTAATCGTCTTTATAACCATTCCTCTTAGAATTTTTAATGATTCTTGTTTGTTGGCATAACCTTGAGATGGTGATACTATAGTATATAAGTACCTAATAAGAATATGGCAAGAGTAGATAAAATATTTCAAGACAATTTGGCTCTTATAATGAGCCAGCCGTGGGAAGAAGTGAAGCGTCCGGTCTACGGTGACGGGACAGGCGTAAAGGTGAAGCGTATCCTACAAGTATGTAACCAGTACGATCTTCGTCGGGAATTTCCTCTTGGTTCACTTAGACCTACTAATCTTAAAAATTCCATAAAAGAAATATTGTGGATTTGGCAAAAAAGATCGGTAGACATCAAAGAACTTGGTCTCCATATCTGGGATCAGTGGGCTGATGATAATGGAAAGATAGAAGGATGTTATGGAGATATGGTGAACAGACATGTTTATATGGGAACAGGAAAAGCTCCAGATGGTATGACAGATATCCATGATGGTCTTTACGGTTTTCTTAACCAAACAGACTTAATTCTTTGGTCACTCAAGAATGATCGTTCGTCAAGAAGAATAGTAGCATCCATGTTCGATCCTGAAACCAATGGACTAAAACCTCTTCAAGAATGTGCGTTTCAGATCAATTTATCTGTTAAAGGAGATGAGTTGTATATGACGCTTTATCAGCGCAGCCAGGATATGATTACAGCTTCTTACTGGAATGTAGCTCAATATGCGGCGTTGATGATGATGTTCGCTCACGACGCCGGGTTAAGGCCCGCAGTTTTCACTCATTTTATACAAGATATGCATGTGTATGACCGTCACGAAGAACAGGCAAACGAGCTCCTCCGTCGCTCTCTCTTCGGCCCGGTTCCGCAGGTTACTATCTCGTCCCGTATGGAAGGGAAAGGGTTTTATGATTTTGTAGCTGATGATTTTGAGGTATGGAATTATGAACCGAAGGAGCAAATAAAATTTGAGATTGCGAAATGAAAATAAGCATAGATAGAAGAGCCAAAATGATTCCTATTATGGAAATCAGTGCCGGAGATGAAGTTAATATCGGAGGCTTTGATTATGTTGTTGAAAACATAATTCCATGTAGGAAAGGATCTTATTCAGATGCGTATGGAATTAGGTTGGTCATGTCTTCTTACAAGCATGGCCAACTTGTAAGAAAAGTAGATAGTGTTTTTTCTATCGATTCTATTTTGGTATTTCTACCTAAAGGAGACTCTGTTGTAGTAGAGTGCTCTTATAGAGAACTGGAAGAATGTTTCCCTAAAATATAATTACAATGACAGGAGCAGAAAAATGTAACCGATGCGAGCAGTTTGGACCGAACGGTCTCACTGACTATCCATGCAAAAGGATTCCATCAAGGAACTGTCCTTGGTTTATTAAAATATCGGATAAGAAATATAAGAAGATTCTTGCCGATAGGGTGAAAAGAATTAAGGAGAATGAGAAACTTAAGCAGGAAATGATGAAAGATCAGGATCTTGTTGAAGAAGTAAAACAAAATACGAAAAGATTAATGCAATGAAAAATATAAAATCAGAAGAAGTGGAAGTCGTTATTCCTAAAGAAGTAGAAGCTATTAACATATGTGGAGATATCAATGGTTTTATAAAACATATTATATATGTCAGCTTGGATAAGGTAAGTAGTGATAGGGCGTTTGTCAATAACGATATTCTGTATATGGTTACATACGCCTCTATAAAAGGTAAAAATATACCCGTTGGTGTATTAGCAAAACAAAAGGATGCTAATACAGAAGATATCGCTATGCCGTTTGAGGATATTGGAAGGGATGTAAATGTTGTGTATCCTATTGAAATAGGAAAGAAGTTTAAAGGGTTTTACATTCTTAGTAATGGTGCTGTGGCTATCGATTACGAACTTACAGACAATGGAGGCTTTGAAAATGACGATAGCATTGGTAAAATCGACATGAATTTAAATTAGCGTGTTATGGTACTATATATAGCAGCAGATCCAGGAAAAGATGGAGCTATAGCCTGCATCGATCAAGACAGCAAACTAATATCAAGAATCTCCACTCCAAGAATATCAGCTTCAGGGCCGGTAGACTTGACTAAAGAATATGTTTTTTGCCGGGATACGATCGTAGAAAACAATCCTGATAGGGTAGTGTTTGTCATAGAGGACGTCCACGCACTGTACGGGGTCAGCACGTCCTCTACAGCCTCCCTCATGGAGAACAAAGGCCAACTGCATGGGCTGTTCCTCTCCCTCTGTATGGCATTTACGGACATAAGTTGCTCCGTTAATTTCATAGCCCCTAAAACATGGCAGAAATTGGTTTGGACGCATTCTGATAAGGTCATGGAGGCCAGTAAGGTGAATACTAAGAAAACGTCATTGTCTTGCGCTAAAAGGCTGTGGCCAAACGATACGTTCGTTAAAAACGAAAGATGTAAGACAGCCCATGACGGTATAGTTGATGCGATGCTTATAGCAGAAGCAGCAAGAAGAACCATTTAATCTATTTTAAATCATTTTAAATCAAATTAATTCGTAATTAGATTTTAAAATAATACATTTGCAGTGTTAGATAATCATAATCGTAAGTTTTAAAAAAAATGAAAGTAAGAGTTCCTGGCATACTAATGAATGAGAAACTTTCAAACATTTCAAAGATGTTTGATAAGGTTCTAAAGGATTGTGTCACATCTAATATAAAAATTACTTTATATTTTGATCATATCCGGATACAAGCCATGAACGAACGTATAACATATACGGATGATATTTTCGATGTGAATACTGATATTTCTTGTGACCATAAGTTTTCTCTTTTAGTAGATGCCGGGACTCTTATTTCGTTTTTTAAAAATCATAACCAGGATATAGAGATAGAGATTAAAAGCGATTACAGTATCGTTTTTAAATACGATAGAGGATCTTTTTCTTCTACTTGGATTGAGGATAAGGCTTTCCCTGATTTCTTTTATCCTGTAGGTGATGGTATTCGTGTTATGAGTTCGTCTTTCATTCAGTCTATGAAAAGATCTTTTGCGTTTGTTGGATCGGATGAATTTAGACCAGCTATATGCTCGATTCTTCTTAATGTGAAGAAGGACTATATTGACATTGTTTCTACTGATATGTTCCGTCTGTTTATAGACAGGAAAGAGTATGCTAATGCAGTAGAAGAAAGGTCGATTATGCTAAGTGAGGTCGCGGCTTCCATCTTATATCGCTTTCTATCTGATAAAGATACGGAGATCAGTATTTCCACAGATGGTGTTAGGACGTTCTTATGCTTTGATAATGTGATTATATCGGATATGAACGTAGAACAACAGTATCCTAACTACGAATACGTATGTAACAAATTCGAAAAATCTTCAAGGGTTAAGTTCGACAGGGATTTGCTTATATCGGTTCTTAATTCCATGACTTTAGTGGATAATGTTGTCAATGTTAAGGTAGATAAAGAAAACGGCATAACGGTAATGTCTGAGGATTTTGGAAATAGAAAAAAGATAATGGAATCAATGCCTTTTAATGCGCTTGAGGGCCCGTGTTTTAATTTTTCTATCGGTAAGGAAAATATACTGTCTTCCGTAAAATCACTTATAAAAGGAGATACTGTCATGGATTGGTCTGATCAGTATAAGATGATAAAGATGTTCAATCCTAAATACGAATCAACATACGTCTTAAATCAAACATTGTATAATCTATAAAAAAAATAATAATATGGCTTTTAGAGAAAACAGAAGTTTTGGTACAACTTATTATTTGTATATTAATTCAGATGGTAACTTGTATGAAAAAAGTAACGAACCAAAAGAAGGTTTTGTTCAGCACATAAATCCTAATAGCGGTCAGCCGGCAGGATATTGGAAAGAGTATTATAATGGAGTAGTTGGGTACATCAACTACATTGGATTAAAGTCGAGTACTTTCTCTAATGGAAATACTGTTACTAATTTCCTTATCGTATTAAAAGATTACGAGCTTAATGAAAACTATTGTATTTCCATACCTCTCGTCAATCAAAAAGGAAATATCAAGGGCTTTGTTAAGAGCTTCGTAAAATACTACGAAAATATCGATTTCAGTCGTGAAATTTATTTCAATATCTTTAAGAAGAAGAAAGATGACGAGTTTGGATCTTCGGAACTTATTATTGCATATGCCGGAGTAGACGGAGAACAAGATCAGCTTGTTGAACGTTTTTATAAAAAAGGCGTAAATGGTTGGCCTGACCCTGTTGAAGTTACAGGATTTGATGGCAAGAAAAGCCTCGATTATTCAGCTCAAAACAACTTTACTTATCAGAAGATTACTGAATATTCAAACAGGTTCAATGCTTCTATTAAAGACATCAGAGCCGGTATAATGGCTAAATTAGGTTTAGGAGGAAATACTCAGCAAGAGCCTACAGCTCCTCAGACTTATACCCAGCAGCCGGCCGAGCCTCAACAGGTTCAACAACCTCAGTCTGTTCCGAGTGCTATTCCGTATCAAAATTACCAACAGCCTGCTCAACAGCCAGCACAGTATCAGGCACCGGCTCAGCCTGCTGCACCTGCCCAGGCGCCTACTACAAGGAGCACCAAGCCTCAGCATCAGACGCAGCCACAGCCGCAAGCACAGATGCCGAACTTCCCTCCTATGGAAGAAGAAGACCTTCCATTTTAATATAAACATCAGCCCAGGAGAATAACATCTCTTGGGCTTTTAAAGATTGTGTAGAATGATAGTAGAAATAGTAACAAGATTTCCCCTTATTAAACTTCGTAGGAAAGTGACAGAAGAAAGGATTATGGCGAAGCATGGGGATAAATTATGTATGATCTACTCAGAAACCAGAGAAAAATATAAGCAAGGAGATGAGTGGGTCGATGATCCTAATGATGCAGACATAAGTACTTTTCGTGAGTGCTATGAATCAACGAAGGATATAAAAAAAGAAGGTATTGTTTATTGTACTATAAAAATATAATTATGGACAAGTTGGAAGATATTGAAAGACTTCTTTCTGAAAAAGAAGATAGCAAGAAGGATACTGTTTCTGAAAAGAACAACAAACATAAAAAAGAAGATAAGGTTGTTAATAAAATACCTGAATCTTATTTGACTCCAGGTTATCAGAAGACTGTGCAGGTAGGTATTAAGAAACTTTATCCTGATGTAGTGGTACCTGAATACAAACATGATGGAGATGCATGTTGTGATATTCGTGCATATAGAGTGGTGAAGATGGTGAATGACATGGGAGTGGAAATAGATGTTCCTTCCGATTTTGAATCAATTACCTTATATCAAGGTTATTCTGTTAGAATCGGAACCGGCTTCAAGTTGAATATCCCAGAAGGATGGTGTGCGAATGTAGAAGGAAGATCAGGATTCTCTTTTGACGAGGGAGTGGTAGTTACTAACGCACCCGGTAAATGCGAATTTACCTACAAAGGAGAGTATATGGTTAATCTTACTAAAATCAATAAAAAACCGACCGTAATCCATAAAAACGATCGAATAGCTCAGATGGAAATCGTTCCACAATACAAAATGGTATTGGAAGAGGTGACAGATATTGAGGTAGAAGACGGAAATGAACGTGGAGAAAAAGGTCTTGGTAGTTCTGGAGTTAAGTAATGTTTAAATATTTTGAAAATGAGCATGTTAGGTTTTACATTCATCACAGACAGCAAGCTGTCAATGTACAGGGAGAAAGCTATTAAATCCGAAAATCTTGCAAAAGAAATTGAGGAAATGCAGGATAAGGCTGATTTTTACAAGGAAAGGCTTTCAGAACTTAAGTCAGATATAGCTTCAAAGGATAAAGAGATTTTATCTATTGGCAAAGATCTTTCTGAGTCTAAGGAAAAGATTGACGCCTTGAAGGAAAATCAGAAAAAGCTGATAAAAAGCGTCAAGAAGAAAACGGAAGAACTTGATGCGGCCAAGGCTGATCTTGACAAAGCTAAGTCCGATCTTGATGAGGCTAATTACAAAATCAGCAACTTGGAAGAAAAGAAAAACAGTATCTCATCTGAATTAAAAAAGAAATCAAATGCATTGATTGAAGCCAGGATCAGAATCGGAGATTTGGAAAACGAGGTTTCGGTTGGGTCCAAAACAATACAAGAGTTAGAATCGAAGCTGAAATTAATGCAAGTAGAATTAAGAGGATACCAAATAGGTATAATCGGTAAAGACAAAAACGATTCCGCTGAGCCGGAATTGGATAAAGATGAGGAGTCAGATAAGGATGTGGCAGAACCAGAGAAGTCTGATGTTGTTCCTGAGACGGATGTGATTCAGGAAGAAGCCGGTGATATTGTGGAGCCCGAAAACGAAGCTGAACGAGTAAAAGACACTAAAAAGAAGAAGAAAAAAAAGAAGTAGGTATTTTAATCCTTTTTATATTTTAATGTTTGCCATATTATGGGTTAGTACTTAACTTTGCGTTGAGAGAGTTTTTAGGATAATTATTAGTTAATATTTAGCTGTTATATGCAGGCGTCTGTGAAGGCTCCTGCATATTTTTAAGGTCCTGTAGCTTAGTGGTGAAAGCAAGATGCTCATAACATCGAGATCGTGGGTTCAAATCCCTCCGGGACCACTGTCCAATGGTGTAGTGGTAGCACAACAGATTTTGGTTCTGTTAGCGGAAGTTCGATCCTTCCTTGGATAACGATTAAGTTTTTGTGGAAATGTTAATTATCTCAGTGTTTGCGGTGTGTGAACATAGCAAACATTAAATGGCCCATTAGTTTAATGGATAAAACCTTTGAGTCCTAATCAAAAGTTGCCTGTTCGATTCAGGCATGGGCTACATGGCTTGTTGGATGAGTGGTTTAGTCAGTGGTCTGCAAAACCATGTACGGCGGTTCGAATCCGCCACAAGCCTCTAAAAAAAGTAAGACAATGAACTACCCAGAGCAACAAATGCTTAAGATCCTTAATAGGGATCTGTTAAGTAATCCGATGTATGTTATTAACAATCTCCATATATATGATTGGGAATCTGACTTCCTGGCCATAACAAGATCATTGTACGCTTATGAAGTAGAGGTCAAGATGTCTAAACAAGATTTCTTTAACGACTTCAAAAAGGATAAAAAACATAAGGTTCTTAAAGACGGCATTATTAAGGTAGGTGGTGTCATAAGCTATCCTCCAAACTATTTCTACTACGCCTGTCCGCCTAATATGATTGACGTAAGTGAAGTCCCTTCTTATGCCGGGCTGATTTATGTCGATGTTAGTAAAAATAGGAAGAACGTCGTTAAGGTAGCACCTTTAATTCATAGACAGAAGTTTGATGTAGTGGGTAGGAAACTGGTGGATAAGTTTTACTACAATATGCTTACTTGGAAGAAAAGAGCTATTTCAAACGTGTATGCTGACCCAGCCAAGGAAAGAGAGAAAGGCGTGCGTGCCGGAGCTGAGGCTGTGAGGAAGTCGGCCTGGGATGCGTTCAGGGCGCAGTGCCCGCACATTGCTTTCCCCTATGGAAAAGAATTTCCGATGTGTGACGATCACGAACAAGATCATCCCATGAGAGACTGCATACTTCAGTGTGAAAAAGGTAGAATATTTAAAAACAAATTAAAATGAGCACCCCACGTGAATTAAGCAGGATAGCTAATAGGATAGCCGGTAAGATGACTGATGATGGATGGGTCAGCCCCGGTAGGAAGAATCTTGTCTCCGATAAGAAGGTTATGGAATTAATAGATTTGATCTTTAATGAAATATGGAGGGAATTAGATGACGGGAAAAGAGTCCATATCAGAAAACAGATGATTTTAAAAAAGATTTTTGTCAGTAGGCAAAAAGATAAATACTACATACAATGCATAGAAAAAAGGGGCGCCAAATAGACGCACCTTTTCTTTTTCTGTAAGTAATTGTTATTTCATTACTTTCCTTACCAACTTAGAAACAGCTTGCGTGATAGTCCACCTGATGTTTGCATTAACATTGATAGTCTGAGGAGTACCGTTTGCATCCAAGTTAATTACCTCCTTGTCTATCTCCAAGAACGGATCACCTGCTGTCTGGGTAATAACCGTATTAGCTGTCTGACCACCAGCGGCCGTCACCTTAAGAGTATTTACCAGATCGTTTATATTAGTGTTCGCTGCAATACCGGAGAATACGATACTGAAAGCAAAGCCCCCTGTTGCACCAGGGTCGTCGGCAATAACAGCGCCGTTGTTGGTAGCCTTGCCTGCTGCTTGATAGGAGGCTGGTATTTCCAGCGCCAGAGGATGAGACTCGTCTGGAGTTAAGGAGAACGTTAATTTAGTTGAGTTACTTGTACCGTTGATCGTTACAGTACCACCTCCTTTTCCTACTGATGCAGTAGGATCTATTTTTACAAACTCAGCTACCGCAGATTGGTTTATGGTAGCACTTTTCTTAACACCACCGGATTCGGCACCAAATTCTACTTGTAACGTACGCTGTACACGACCTTCGTATTTTTCACCTGATACGGTAACCGCCTGATCACCATCACCTGATCCCGGATTGAAGGTTACAAAACCTATTTTCATTTCTGCCATGACATTTATTTTTAATTGATTAAGATACCGACAAATATATGATTATTTTTATTCTCTTACGTCATTGATTTATTTTTATTAAATACGTAGTGCTATGGTTTTTTTATCATATTTTAATCCTATTTATTTCTTCGCTGATTATTTATTATGTATGTTTGCAACATCAATATAAAATATTATAACCATGAAAGTGGATTTTTTTAACAGTAAGGATTTTTTAGGATCTAAAACTAAAGAAAGCAAGATCCGGAAGTTGTCAATCAGCAAAAGTAAGATAATGACTATCTCTGTCTATAATTTGAATTGGATGGGGGTAACGGATGCGGTTGTTATCGGCTTAGAAGAAGGGAAGATATTTGAAGGAGTTGAAAATACGGTCTTTTATCTGGCTGCTTCTGATGTTGAAGACGAGAGATCGTTTAAGGTAAATAACCTTGGTGTAAAATACAAGAGGATTTACTTAAAAGACCTGCTCGATTATCTTGGATGGGATATAGGAGAAAATTCTTATGCTGTGTATGATATTATAAAAGAAGACAGTAATCTATTCCGTCTTCAGCTTAGGGTGATAAAAAAGAGTAGGAGTGAAAAATTATGAACGATGTAGATATTAAAAACAAAAGAATACTGCTATTCGATTTTGACGGGACGCTTATAGAAACCGCTTCTGGGAATACGTTCGCTACAGACTTGACAGATATGAGGATTAAGATGGATGTGGTGAATAAGGCTCTTGACCTCATGCAGGAGAACGGTGTTAAGGTATTTGCTATCGTAAGCAATCAAGGAGGAGTAGAAGCTGGGTTTGTTTCTGGAGCTGATATTGAAGCTAAGATAGAATACGTACTGAGGTCCGTACATGATCTGGCGGTAAAGAGAGGCATAAGAGGCGTCCTATATGAAAAAAGGTTGTGTTATTCAAATGACGAACAAAATCCGATGAGGAAGCCTAACACTGGCATGATTGATGATATTCTTATGAAGTGTAAAGACACGGTAATGCGTGGTATGAACTTTAGTCAACTTAAGGGATGTTCGTTGATGGTCGGGGACGCCAGTGGCCTACCAGGGCAGTTCTCTGATTCGGATAAGGTATGTGCTGAGAAGGCCGGCGTTGAATATATGGATGTTATCACGTTTGTTGGTAAAGACCTTGATTTGAATTATGTGTTGTCCAAAGAACATACAAGTGAAGGAATAGTTATTCTAAACAACGATCATATATATATCCTTGAAAATCCATATGGGGTTGGTCTTAATATAAAAATCACTTTAAAAGATTTTTATAAGATTGAAACCGATGATGGAAAAACTGCAACCGTAGATGATGTGCTGAATATAAGGATTGATAAAGATCAGAATTTCAATTCATATAGTGATGTTATAAAAATAGAAACATTAAAAGACGGTAGTATCAAATATACAAGCTTATATCATGAAAGTAAAGAAAACAGCGATAGTTTATCATAAATCGGATTTAGATGGCGTTGTGTCGGCAGCCATCGCAACTATGTATGAACACAGTAAAAACAAGGATGTTGTTTATATCCCGTATTCGTATGAAGATGATGTTAAGAAAGTTACCAGCAAGGTGCGTGACTTAGATGCTGTTTATGTTCTTGACGTGTCTTTCGGAGCCGATTCTAAAACGGTTTTCAAAAAGTGGCTTGATGAAGGAAAGAGCCTGATGTGGATAGATCACCATAAGGGAATTATTGAGGACAGTAAGACATGGGGGTTCGTAGTTCCAGGGTTGAGGAGAGTCGGCGTCGGTGCGTGCGCTCTGGCTTCGGACCTGCTTATGGGGAAGGTGCCGGCGATCGTCCGGTGCCTGTCAGACTACGATGTGTGGAATAAAGAATCTGAATTAGGTTGGGATACGGTAGTAGCTATCCAGTATGCCTTGAGATCAAAAATAAGACTCAATGTATTAATAGCATTGTCGTATTTGTATGACCATTTTAAAGAAGATATGAAGGACAATGAAATTGATCTTATTTTTTATGATCTCGCTAAAGAAGGACGTGCTATAATTAATTACATGGCTGGTAAAAACGAACAAGAGGTAAGTGCGTATTCGTTTGAAGCTTACGTCGATGAGGTGAAGGTAGTGGCGATGAATACCACGGAATTTAGTTCTAAAGTATTTGATTCTCTTACACGAGACTGGTTAGACGGTAGAAAAATTAAAGCCCTTATGCCATTTTGTATCATGCCAGGTGGTAAGGTTAGGTTCTCTCTTTATGAATGCGTGGAAGACAGCGCGGATTGCTGTGAAGTAAGTAAGAGATTCGGTGGTGGAGGACATGCTGGTGCTGCTGGGTTTGTGCTTGATGTCACGGATATCAGATTCAGGGAATTTATAGAAAAACATAAACTTATATCACAATGAAGTGCGAACTGTATCAATTTTCCCCACAAGTCTATCCCTTTAATCTGTGGATATATGTAGGTAAAGATGTTTCTGGTATGGTAGAGTGTTTCAATAACGATTTTAGTTACATAGATAATAGTATGGGCGCAACCATAACCGTACCGTATGGAGGATGCAAATTAGATCCTTGCACAGGATTCTTGATATGGTTTATTAATAAGAACGTTATTGATTTTAACACAGTCTCACACGAGGCAGCCCATGTGTCTCTCAATGCATTTGATTTCTTAGGAGAAAAAGTAATGCAATCAGAACCTTTCTGCTACCTCGTTGGATGGGTGGCAGGAAAGTGTGAAGAAGTAAAGAAAGGAAAAGTACGAGATAAATTAATATGGGAAAGTAAGTGAGGTAATTTTAAAATATTGTTGGTTGTAGTAAGTGGGGAGGTCCTAAATAGGCTTCCCTGCTTTTTTTTATGTGATGAGGAAGAAAGGTAAAAATGTTTATGTTACGGGAGAGAGATTAAGAATGTTTATGTGATAGGAGAGAAGCTAAAAAAGGTTTGTGTGATGAGGGATATGAAAGATGTTTATGTGATGGGAGAGAGGGGGTACCTATCACGAACCTCCCGCCCCCGAAACGCGTTTTCTCCCCCACACCCCCTTCGCTGGAAAACCGGAAACGCGTTTTTACCTCAAACCTACAAACTGCCTTATTATCAATCACTTATTTAAATTGTTGTAAATCAGCTTGTTACGATAACTCGTTGATTGTAAGCCATTTAAGCAAACATATATCCTACATATTAATGTACGCGTGTAATACTGCTCTTGTGTGCTTTGTAAATTGCTAATAATCAGATGATAGAATCGAAATTAATACAAGTTAACAAAAAAAAGATAGCATATATATTTGTAGTAATGATAAATGTAGTATATTTGCAATGTCATCGAGAGAGATGAAAACAGTTAAGTGATGATATACTATATATACGCCGTTGGTAGTATAATGGTTAAATCTCGCAACCTATTTGCGTTGTAAATAGGTTGCAAATAGAGATGATATTGTTTAACAAATAAATAAATATTGACATGATTACGAAAAAAAACATTAACAGGTTGCAAAACGTTGTTATAAAAGAAAACGCGTCAAATTTAGTTGGCGCGGTAAAACTGTACAACGCTTTATTCGCCAACGGTGCAGATCTAAAGGCTGTTTGCAAGGCTTTGGAAATACCGGCAGAATACGCCGTAAAGGTAGCAGCATTGGCAAAGGATAAAAAACGCCTTGTTGCAGTGTGTAGTCAAATGCTGCCAAAGGTTGGCGATACCTTTGTTAAATTTGCTTTATACTCTAAAGTGTATAAAGATACCAATGCGGACAAAGAAAAAGGAATTGAAGCTAAAACGGCTGATTGGTGCGCCGAGAATGTGGTTTACGGTAGCGAATATAAAGCATTCGGTTTTACTACTGCCGAATCATTGGAGACTAAAAAAAGTACTAAATGGTTGGTAAAAGAAACCGACGAGTACAAATCTACTTATGTGGCTGTTAAGATCAAATCTTATTCAATCCGTACCATTGCAAAGTGTGTAAGTGAATACCTCGCACATGAAAGCAACCAGCAGTAACAAGGCACGGAGAGCGCCGTTAAGCTCTCCAAAGGTTTGACGCGTACCGTTAAACGCGTCTGTACGCCGTTGTCAGTGGGTGCACGTCCCGCGTATGCTTTAGACTGAAGCTGACAAAATAGAGAGTTATTTTACATATTGGAGATAGATATACCGTTGCCCTTGCCGTTGGCAATTAAAGGGCTGGTATTACTGCATGGACTATCCGAATAGGTATAGTTTATGTTAGGTATGTGATTACAGTTTGGAAAACATGCCGTTGTACGAGGTTTATCTCCAGATCGAAACGTGTCTTACTTGCTTACACGAAAAATAGAACAAGGCTGTAGATTAAATTACAGGGTACAAGCATGTAGCCTACCATGTAGGTACGTGCCGTATCAAAACGCAAGGACACAATCGCCTTTATTTGTGGCTAAGTTGTGTAGCAGACGGAAAATATAATAACAACATAGTACGGGCCTGTACACAAGAACTACGTACTAATTACGGGCTGTTGGTTGTAGCATAAAATTCGTACAGGATAGGAATGCGCGTTCGGTTCGATTCCGGAGCAACCTCTAAATTATAAACAATATAATAACATGGAAAAGAAAGAAATGATCAACGCTTTAACTGAAGCGTTCAATAAATCTAAAAACATCTGCGTAAAAATAACATTGCGTAACTATATCGAGACGGTGGAAACACTCAGTGAAAATGAGTATAAAGAGGCGGAGGGTTTCTATATCGAAGCTCTTAACCGCTGGAGTTAATCATAATTAAAGCATAAAGAAAATGGAAAGGAAATTTAAATCTTATATGGTAGACGTCCGCGGTCTGTCCAGGAAAGAAGCTAAAGAAAAGCGGAAAAGAGCGTATCGGGAATTTATGTTGTATCGTGATCTCAAAGAAGCGTATCATGCCGATACGGGAAAGGACAAATGCAAACGTAAAGTCCATACATCACGAACTTACGTGAAGGAAAACATAAACAGTATTTAAACAGGAGTAGGGTTGTTTCGAATATCGGAGCAGCCCTATTTTTGTATCCTACTCTTTCTATTTACGGGTAGGATATTCTGAGAGTGAACGGCGGATGTAAGCTATATTGGTCTAAAACGAAACTAAAATAGGATAGTTTGGATATAATGCCGGTATTTTGTCTATATCATGTCGTTAAAATTGGTCTAAAACGAAACTTTATGCGGTTTTCTGGCCAAAAATAGGGTTCCGGATTCCGCCTTTTTCGTCTCTATAGATTGAAAATTAGGCTTATTGTATTTTTCTTAAAAATTATGTATGCTTGATTATCAATTAGTTAGGTTTTATAATCCCCGTATTTTCGGACATACTTATTGTATTTTTTTTATTTTATGTGGTGGTTTTTATTAGTAGCTGACTTGTATTTTCTGTCGGTTGGTATTCGCTCTATGTTGGAGTACGGACCGGATCAGTATAATATTGTAATGGTCTTTTGCTTTTCTTTATTGGCTTTGATTATAGGCTTAAATATCTATCTTGATAGGAGGAGCAGGCGGTAGGGCGTGGGCTGAAGGCTCTCTATTCTCTCTATGGAATGATATTATCTCTAAATACCCCATACTTCATGCCAGAGTATAAGCTTGTAGCGCTCTCCGTATGCCTGTAGTGAGACCGAGAGCGCAGGTTCTATGCGGAAAGACAGAGGATTAGACGGGGTTGGAGAGGGGGAGAGGGAGGGCACTCTCTTCCCGCAAAATTCAACAGATCAGCGTTTTAAAACAGCATTCTGTAGGTTCTTCAAACAAAATTAAGGATTGCAGTGCTTTAAAACAGCATAATGTAGAATTTTCCAACAAAATTAAGACTTACAGCGTTTTTAAAACAGTATTCTGTAGGTAAGGGTTAAGGACTGTATTATGTGAGTATTTTTTTCAATCGGAATGTATAACAATTAAAACATAAACAACATGAACGTATATGACTTTGCGCCTGACTTAGATTTGAGTAAGGAGGTAGAAGGTTCTATTTTTGGGGTGAAAGGAATAGAAGGTAGTGATGGTATAGTATATGCTAAGGTAGTTAACTGTGTAGAAGTTAAGGATTACAGTTGTGATAGGTGTATTTTTGATGATTGTTATAAGAATAAATGTTTGTTATCACATAGCAATAGTTGTATAGATGGAGACTGATGTTGTAGGTACGAACAGGCTGCCATAGAGGGGGAGTAGGCGGCGCCTTGGGCTAAGGCCTGCGGTTGTAGGTGGAACGTAGGTCGGAGCAGAGCCAGGACAGTTTATTGTGGAACGTAAAAAGAAAAAAGATGGAAAGGACAATACATTATATTTGGATAAATTGGGTATCTTCTACAGGTTCGGAAAGTAGTAGGCTAATAAGCAACAGGTCTATGCCGGTATCAGATGCCAAAGAGATGATATTAAGAACGAGTGCTAAAGAATTGCTTAAATACAGACCGAGTTGGTTAAAGGACTGTGTTCGTATTAGTGTAAGTGCACAGGATATTACGACCGGAGAGATCCTGTATAGAAGAACTATAAACATAAAGAAGAAGGAGATAGCGATATGAAAAAGGCATTTAAGATATTTTCTATTATGTTTGTCATAGAAATAGTGCTGATAGCTATTTTAGATGCTATGGCGTAAGTGAGAAAAATTTCTTCATTAATTTTCTTATGCTTTAGACAGAGTGCTCCCGTCTGCGAAGATCGGAGCACTTGCTTTATGGGATTCATGGTGCGGTAGGTCGGTTCGATTCCGGCGATCTCACACAACATTAAAAACAAAGGAGGAAAGAAAATGAAAGATGGTATTACATTACATCCAGAACACGGATTGAATCCGTCTATAGAAGTCTGCATGATATGTGGCGAAGAGATGGGGATTGCTTTATTAGGGAATAACATCAAAGGGCAGGCGCCGCATCATATATGCACGGGCGGAGTATGTGACAATTGCAAAAAGATAATAGATGACGGAGGTTGTTTTATTATCGAAGTCGAGGATGGATCAGATCAAAAGAATCCGTATCGTACAGGGAGATATTGTGCGATAAAGAAAGAAGCAGCAAAGAAAATACCTGGACAGGAACATAGTGTTGTGTACATGGAAAAGTCTGCGTACAGTCAAATAATACCACAAAAATAAAGAAAGATATGTTTACAAAAGAAGAGCGATTATTCATTTGGAAAAAGGTATATGAGATGATTGATTGGCAAGAGGATGGGGAATACATATGTGTTGCGTTAAGAAATGTAGTGTTTATGTATTTCAAAAAACATAAAAATATTTATGAGTTTCGTTCAGACGAAATGGTGAGAATATATTTCCCGGAATTGGAGGAAAAGAAAAGTATGGCTACAGAACCAGAAGAAGAATGGAGGATATATGGATGGTTTGGCAGTATTAGTCCAGAAACGAAGGAGGTGAGGCTAAATATCGTAAAAGACATTATAAAAGAATTAGAATAGTATTTTTGTTAATCTATTTTATTCATCAAATTAAGTTTTGGGTTTTGGCATGTCGGTTCGTGAGAATAGGCATGCCTATTTCTGTATCATAGAGGGATGGCGCGGCGTGCCGGTATGTATGTGTCGGTTCTGGTTCGATTCCAGGAATCTCACAAACAATAAATCATAATCATATGGAAGTAATAACATTCAGTCCAGACATGGATTTATCTTCTAAAGAAGCAGGAGATGTATTTAGATTAAAATTGTATGGCATAGAGTATGATGTCAAAGTAGTTGGTGACGACGAAGATCCTCTTATGTTCTGCAAAGATTGTATATTTTTTAACAACTCCGAACGGTGTTCACTCTCAGAATCGCAAGACTGGTGCTTAAAAAAGCAAGTTGTTTACTGTAAAATAAGACATGATGGGGGAATTTAATGCGAAAGACGCCAATTTCTTATGGCGTCAAATTGGTAGGATTGATGGGGTGATAGAAACTCTGAACCGTACCGAAGGAGAGATGCCGGAAATTATAGCCGGAGTGCTAAAAAGAATAAGAGACGATATAGATAAGTTTGTAGATAATAAAACAAAAGATTATGAGAATATACAAGAATGATATTATAAAGGCGTCAGCAATAAGCACCGGAGCCGACAGAGGCGTGTTGCTGTGTTCAATAACAGATTCAGGCTTTACGTCTATAGCGGGCGTAATATCGGCTGTTAAGGATAGGTTACCAAACGAAGATCACAAGAAGATGGTTTTTGAAATCTTGAATGATACGAAAAAAGAGTACGGAAGATATAATAATTGCGGAACAAAAGTATTGTAATAAAGAGTAGAAAACAATATGTTTATGTAATATTAGTTTTTTCATTTTTATTGAAAGGAGCGCCGGCCTGTGAAGGTATGCGCTCTTTGTATTTGTATAATGCATAAAACAATAATAATATGACAGAGAATAGTATAGACGTAAATATCGTACCTGTAAAGAATGGTATGAAACGTGTTGTGGTATCATATTACCATTATTCACGCAAGGAGAAAGATCGCATGAGTTCCCAAACGGATTACGTTTGGGAAACAAAGAATGAAGAAATGTTTAAATACTTTGAGGCCAGGAGGACAAAAGTATTTTATAGTCAGATTCGTGCCATGTGTAGATTCTATGGCAAGAAAAATGTACGTAAATACAAAAAGTTATGATATTAAAAACGACAACCAACGAGTTTTGTTTCATTAACGTAAGTTTCTACGAAACAATAGCAGATCCTCGTCATTTCTTTGAACAGGATTATGAAGAGATGCCAGAATATGAGGAGGAATCGGATTTTGATTTTGATTCTTATTACAATAAGTTTATTCCTTTTGTACAGGAATGGGCGAATGAGGTAAGTGAACGCCTTTACGGATATGGCGTGAATAGTATAAAGGTAACATCGGTCGGATATCCGAAAGAATATAATTATGGTACTGATTGGATGAACGTAGAGGTAGAGTTTTGTGATGAATGGAGGCAAAAGATGTTATCTAACATTAGTAAGATTGTCAATGATGATAAATGCAAGAAGTATGCGGAGACTAATTACCGGTCGGTATCAGGATACATCTTTTTAGGACCTGAAGATTTAAAGGAATTTGAAAAGGAAATAATAGAAAGAAAGTCGGATTCCGGATATGATGTAACAATATTATTAAATATGTATCTAACTTTGGCTTTTGTAAAAGAATTTGGATTTAAAGCCGGAGAAGCATGGAGTGAAATAACAGAATATGCTTACGGATGTTTATCGTATTCCGATTTTGCAACAACAGAGATGCTTATACCGGAAGGTTCGGAGCATTTATTCAAAGACATTTACACGGCAAAGGCCGACGAATTATATCATCATGTCCTGGATAAATTCGGATGGGCGTGGCGTGATCCGAAATATAAGTCAGAAACAGAATTATGCGCGATGCTAAAGTGGGCAAAAGAAAAAGGCTTGACCATTGAAGAGTTAAGTATTTAATTGTTAAACATAAGGCAGTAGTGGTGCGTGAGTATAGGTGCTGCCGTTAAAATATTTTATAAGATGAAAAAAGAAGAGATTCAAACTATTTTATACACAATCAAAGAAGGAGACAGTATTAAAATCAAAGTACAAGACAAAAGTGAAGAGATAAGACTGCGGGATCATGTAAGAAGAGTACAGAAATACGGATACAGGTTTTGTTTGTCTCATTTACATGATGGAATTTTCTATCTGGAGAAGTTGAAAGAAGGGGATAAGGATAAATACTATAGAGTAATAAACAGAGGAAATGGAAAGACCGGAGTATAATAAGCTACGCAAAATGGCTAAGACTACTCCAGGTCTGATAGTGGACGAGGTGCAAAACATGATGCGTGTATCGCTATACGATAATGGGGAACTTAAGAAGGTGGTAGTAGTAATGAAATGCGATTCTTTTTTACAGTCAAAAAGTAACATAGAAAAGATAATGTTATTATCATCTTCTATAGAAGATAGAAAAAACAAGGAAAAAAATAAAACAAAATCAGAAAATGAACAGAATAACAAAAATAAGAGAAGAAATAGGAGGAAAACAGGTTGATTTGACCTTTTACGGGCGCTTTTGCAGCCTTATCGAAGGTGATAGAAAGATAATACTAAGGGCGATAAAAAACGGTCGTAAAAAAGGCGTAATCGGAGCTATTCAGCCTGGGAGACATGATAGAATTTGGACCACATGGTCTATTGCTTTTGATGATCTGAAGGTGGGGAATACGGTAGAGTTCAGTACATCTGGAAAATACAATCCAGGTTTTCATTCTACAGAAAAGTATGTAGGATGTGTAGAATGGATAAAAGGATCGGAATGTGCGATAAAAACCGGCAATGGAATGGCGGTAGTATTAATTAAACACATAGAAAGGGTAGTAAAATGATGGATTTAAGGATGTTTATAGACCTATTTCAGGAGATTGAGGTAGAAAACTTGTTTAAAGCGTTAGATTTATGTATGGAATATGTAAGATTAGATTTACATGTGTTTAATGTAGGAGCTCATGTAACGTGTTCATACAGCAATGATCTTGAATCTCTTTCACAGGCAGAAGGTTGTAATGTGAATATGATAATAGAGGTACCCTACTTATTCGAAGCATTCATGGAATATGCTTCACCGGAAATGAAGTTGTATTATGAAAAACTAACAGAGATAGTATAATATGAAAGAAGAAGTAGAACGGATAAAGAAGTTGGTAGGCATAGATCATAACAGATGGGAGCAACCTTGTACATGTGATAAATGTAAAAACATGTGTAAAGTTCCTTGTATTGGTACGCCAAAAGACATAGAGGCTATCATAGATGCCGGATACGCTGACAGGTTAAAAGAAACAATGTGGATGGTAGGGTATCTTGCAGTGAAAGAAAAACCAATAGCGATGATCCAGCCAACAGAGAAAGACGGGTGGTGCGCATTCCGCCAGCCGGGCGGTCTCTGCGAGCTGCATGACCTCGGACTAAAGCCGACTGAAGGAGTTCTGGCTTCTTGTAAGGTGGTTGAAGAAGACGATATTCCGACATACGAAACATCCGTACTTAGAGCAGTAGCTCACGAGTGGGTTAAGGTGGAGAACTTTGGAAATGTAATGAAGGTCGTTTTTAAATTTTTGCATGAAAATGAACGTAGAAAATAAATTAAATAAAGTGGTTAAGATCCTAAAAGAAAAAGGATTCGTAGTATATAGAAAGGGCGGGAAGGAGCCAGGTGTATTTTATGCCAAAGAAGGTGACAGCCGGATAGGATTCGTTTATCCAAACAACGGATATATATACGACAGGATAAAAATGTGGTCTTTTTCAAGGGTGTATAAACCACATAAGAAAACCGGATCTTCGTGTTTAATGTGTGTCAGCGACGAATTTACTATAGAAAATGCGATTAAGAACATAGAGGATAGACTGTGGGTGAATTACATAAAAGACGGTAACAGAAAACGACCAGAAGAATATAAAAATATAAGAGAATTTGTTGGTAGCTTCACTAAATTCTACAACTCTGTAGAATTAGTTGAGGTTAAGTAGTTTTCCATGTAAGTTAGTTACCGGCACTGGTCTGCGAAGATAGGTGCCGTTTTTTTTATTCAAGAAAGGAGGACAAAGATGGAGAAAAGAGACAAGAAGATGCCTTACGAGGTAGTCATACAGGAAAGAAAAAGAGTGGATTTATACGGTAACGTAGTGTATTATATCTATTGGTTTGATAAATATGGGTACAATATCACAAAAGAATGGAAATTCTGGAGCAAGGGCCCGAAAAAGAAATACGATAGAGTTAATCGTTATCTAACGGATAGTTGGCTGAAGGAATACTGTGGGAATAACGATTTAAAGATAAGGAGAATAAAGGAATGAAAAAGATAAAAGTAGACAAAGTGATATTATATTACATGGATCGGGTAGACCCTGACGGGAACCTATACCGGTTCTATGTATATAAAGGCATGGCATCTGAAATAGAATACTTTTGCACGGAAAAGGCAGGCAATATGACTATACCAATCGGAGAAGGAGAGTATGTCAAGATTGTACCAAAAGAAATAGAGAAAATACCAGTAAGGGGATATAGGAAGCTTACTGGAATATGGAATCGTGAAACATGTAACGGGAAGGGATGGTATAGGCTTTTTAATTATTTCAAATACAAGCCGACCCTATGTTATTTTAAAAAAGCGGGACATGGTGAAAATGGGAACACAAGATACGAAATATCATTATTTAACAACATTATAAATGTGACAAGATATTTTAATCTGTGGAGAATGAAGCCAGGAAAGTATGCTATGGTAACAAACGAGTGTGGCGCCTTGGATGTTATAAAAGAAAAATTTGACAACATAAATATAGTGGAATATGGATCTGAATGAATTGTACAAAGAAATAGAAAAAGCAGAGGTTGATCTGAATGCAAAAAGATTAAAGTACATCAAAGAGGCATTAGTGGAGAACGGTGGAAGTATAAAGCTAAAATTCAAAGAATTTAAAGAGTTTAAAGAAACTAATGATGCGTTTGACTTCGATGATCAGTTTCCGGTGATAATAGAAATTGCTGGGATTCCTATGTATTTAACGGAAGTGTATGTCAAAAAAAACGATTTTCGTATAGTTCTGCTGGATTATGATGATATGACTTTAGGTGATTATGATAATACAGGGGAAAATGAACAGGTTGCTTATTTTATTAACTATTGTTTAAATCAAGACAAAGATGGGAAAGAGTAGAAAAGATTATGAGAAGTTTCTTAACTCCATATCTCCAGATAGAGACGATGAAGCATGGGTTATTGGAGGAAAGAACAGGTATTGCGGTAGAGAGAATTATGGCACTATGATCAAAAGGTATGATCCTATTGGTTTTAATGTAGGGTACAGGGAGTGGGTAGAACAGCCAGGGTAAGGCGACGCCTGCCCTGCCATGAGGTCGGCCTGGCTGTTCGTGACCAGGACCGTACATTAGTCAGATAGTGAACAGCGAAAACAATGCATAAAATGGGAAACGAATTAAAACTTAACAGCGCAGAAGAAGCAGAAGTAGTCTTAATAAGATTAACTCCAGAAGAGTATCCTATTGCGTACGCAAATAAGGTGAAATGTTTAATGCTTTCAGGTCTTAGCAAGAAAGAAGCTGAGAGGATGGCGATGGAGCCAATAGATCTTGAACTGTATTATGAAGTAGGTGTAGGACTGATGGCGGTAGAACCTGGAGCGGTGGAAGCCGGAACAATATACAGTCCATATTCAGGGGAATTATATGACAATTCAAAAATTTAATGAGGTAATTATATACCTAAAATAATAGCTTATGACATTCAAAGAATTTATGAAAGAAGTGGGCTATAACCTAATGACTACCTTTTGGGAAGATTTCAGCATAGCCGACAAGTATGGTATAGCAGGTGTCAAGGATACCTACAGACGTGCGTTTAATGAATGGAAAGATGATTATAAGTTTTTCACGGAATTAACGCTTGTATTGAATCATAAAATCTGGCAGCATTATGAAGGTGATCGCGAACTGGCTGCATTGTATGACCGGTTGTGGCGAGAAGCTGACGAGTATGCCATGAACAACTTTAAGGGAGAAGAACTTGATTATTATTACAGAATAACAGATTAAAAGTGGTTATGAAAAATACGATAGTAACAGGTAGCCTAATTGTATTCAGTGACGGATTTGTTTGGAAAAGATTGTCCAACGAAAAAGCCTATAAGATATGGGTGTCGGCAGAAAATGAAGATTTTGAGTTATACAAGATAAGAATAGATGATGAGTCTGAGTCATTGATAGAGAGTCTTGAAGACTTGCAGGATGCCTTTAAACAAGGTCATTATGTATGTATAGAAGTAGGCAAGCTACCATATAGCATAGATTTGAATTATTTACGAAATCTGCAAGAGATGTCGGTGATAGCCGTGGATGATCTAATGGGATTAAAAGAATGTAGCAGGGAAGAGGCATTTGCCATCATTCAAGAGTGGGCTAAAGAGTTTACAGAGAAATATGGGGATTTTGATGGCTCATACTATGATGTAATAGATGAATTTATCGAAGAAAAATTAAGAACTATTTAAAATATAAAGACATGGAAGACGATCTTATTACAACAAAAGAAGTAGGCGATTATCGCATTAAAGTGTATTATTGCCATGATTCAGAATGCCCTATAACTAATTGGGGTTTGTTTGGGTCATTCTTTTTTGAATACTCTGATATGCATCGATTGCATGATGAATGCAATTGGAAAACTTTCTTCTACGATAACAAGCATAATCTTAGAGATGTTATTGATGCTATTGTAATGAAGCATATAGAACAGAAAGACATTGTAAAATATTTAAAGAAAGGGGAAGCGAATGGGATCTCATTCACATACAACAGAGGTAGCAATGTATGGGAGTTGAAGCATAAGACAAGTCCATATATAGGTCAAGAGTTTTTTCCAAGTGATTTGACGGACTTTGATTGCAGAGGGGAATTAATAGAGGATCTGGATGACGAAGATTTGTTAGATATCATATCCAAATATGGAAAAGATGTGGTGGCTATAGAGTGGTCAACAAGGGGTTATAGTCAAGGTGATTATATAAAAGGGATAGCATACGTTACAAAAGAAAAATATGATAATGAAGTCTGCGATAAGGAAGGAGACTGGAAAGAAGATTGTGCCAAAATTATAGATAATGAAGTAAAGTCCATAGGTATGTGGATGTGGGGAGATGTAAAAGGGTACGTTCTTGAAAAGAAGGTAGCATTTACCAAGAAATACAAAGACGAATCAAGAGAGGATGAAGATTGTGAAGAATGGGAAGAGGTTGATTCTTGCTGGGGATGTTACGAGGAGACAGATGAATTGATAAAGGAAGTTATGATAGAGAATGATTTAGAAGAATAGGTTATAATGGCTGATAGTGACGGACGCCACAGGAGACAGGTGGGAAAGTGCGAAGAGCTCCGGTTCAGGGGAGACGGGGCCTGCTTTGCGTGGCGTAAGGCTACAGTAGATGAAATTGTTGAACATTTTAAAAACAGATAATTATGGGATATATATGTACAAGATGTGGTGGAACAAATGTTGCTTGTGAAGCCATAGTAAATCCGAATACCGGAAAAATAATAGATTATTTTGATGGATCTTTTATGCATGCTATTTGCTCGAATTGTGAAAACGAGGTGATAATATCCAACATTGAAGAAGTCAAACATGAAATTGATTTAAGGTTTCATGAATTTGTAGAAAGAACAGGGAAGGAGCCTGAATACGTAGAATGTCAGATTGTACGGAAAGAGACAGGAGATGAACAAAGAAAGACAATGAAACTATCATTGAACATCAACGATGATGACAATGATGATGTTTTTTGTTACTGCAATGGGATAGAATCGTTTAAGCAACTTGCTGAATACGGAATGGGAGAATTTATCGTAACATTTTGTTGGAGTTTCTTTTAAGAAACATATTTAGTTATCATTTTTAATAACATATCTTATGAAAACACAAGAAGAATATGCCCGTGAAATTGACGAAATCGTTCGTCGGGATGTGGAGAGTTGCCAGAGTGACTGGTTTAAAATCGACAAGGAGATATTTATGCAACCGAAAAACAAGAATAAGATATTTATTCTTGGAACCAGAAAGACCGGATGTGATTTAATAATACTGGGTGGCACTAATTGTGATGAAGGTAGTATGGATTGGCTTTTTGGGAGTCTTGGCAATGAAAACTTCTATGTATGTCAACCGTTATCTTTCTACAAATCACAGCGGGAAATCCAGAAAGTAAATCCGCTGTATGCTTTTAAAGTGGCCACTGCTTATTTTAGAGAACAAGGGATGATTCCGGTATTTGAAGATGCAAATTGCAGACTAATGAAGATATAAAATGAAAGAATTTGATAAATATATAACCATATCATTTAAATATGGTGGGTGTAAACATAATTACAAAATAGATAAAAAAGAGATTGAAATACATGAAGACAATAATGTCTGGTTCTCTTATTTTGATTTCGGAAAATATCATTTTGAGGTATGGGGTGGGTTAGATGAGGATAATAATCCCATCACTGGAGGAGAATCAAAAAATGGTTTCTGTTCGCCTTTTGCAGTTAATGTATATATCATAGAAAACGACGAAGGTGTACAGGTTGCTCAAATTGATGATGTGGATATAATAGAATGCGTATAAACGAAGGTGGTATGATAGAAATAATAAGATACAGGCTTCCGATTTATTGGGCTTGCGCTCTGATAAACGGTGATTATTCAGGACTGTCTGAAGAAGAAATACAGGAAATAGATGCTTTTTTGAAAAAAGCAGAAGGTTATCCGGTAGATGTAGATTTGGAAACACAAGGGTTTTACCGTTGTAATGACGCAGGAACACTTCCCGGAGAGTGTGCAGATTTTATTTTTCATAAGTGTAATGATTAAACTAAAATAATATGGAAACTGCAAACAAACTAACTTATTTAAGTACAAAATTCTTTACAGAAAACAAAGAAGAATACAGAATAACAGTCACAGTATCTTTAGATGATGATTGTCATAACAATATGTGTGACTGGAGAGTAACAGCCGATGTTAGATGGAAAAATCAACGTGGACAATACAAGGAGTATATGGGAGGCTGCTGTCACGATGAAGTTGCAAAACATTTTCCGGAATTGGCAAAATTCATATCGTTGCATCTTTGTAACCATTATGGTGCTCCTATGTATCCGGTGGAAAATGACATATATCACGTTAGAAGAAGTGGCATGTCTGTAGCAATGGAGTATTTGCGTATATCAGAACAAGAATGCGCAGAATTATATAAAGCCTCTGAGGATGAGTTGTATTTCAAGTATCAGCTTTTCAATCTTGGGATTGTGGATAGATGGAAAAGAGAATCAGAAGAGCTTATTGCGGAACTTGAAAAATTGTGTGGAAAGAAGTGGGTTAATCCATATAAGCCGGAAGAAGAAAGATTTGTTTTAACACTAACGGACGAGGAACGATCTCTTATTGAAGAGCGTATTAAAGCCGGGCATTATTCCTCAGAAAATATAGAGAAACGCAGAGTGGAAGCCCATAAAGCAAAGATGGCGGCAAAACGTGCTGAAATTTGTGAGCGATACGATAAAAAAATCAGACAAGCAGAAGCAGAAAAGAAGATAATACTCTGTGTGTTTGATTATGGATTGCCAATTAATAATGTTATATATTATCCTCACACGAACACTTTATTTTTCAACTGGAACGATTATGGAGGAAAAATCACACAGGAAGAGTTTGATGATTTTGTGAATAACGTAGACCGCTCTCAGTTGCCGGAAGGCATCAAGTTTGAACTTAAATAATACAGGATATGGAAAGGTTGGATTTTGAAACGTTACTTCGTGTCGTAATATGGGATTACAACCGTTGTTTTAAAGATGAATCGTTGGACAAGGATTTGTTCATAGAAAAATACGGGAAAGTTATGGGAGAACATTATTACAATAAGTTTGTCCATGAGTTTAACGGGAATATCCTGAAGATGATTGGTTACTTCAGAGGTTCCGAAAAAGAGGGGCAAATTTTCTGCGATATGATAACCGAACGTATTGAAAAATACGAAAAAAGAATGTCATATGATAAAGGTAAGTTGAACAATTAAAAAGATATTTATATGAACAATTTAATGGTCGCTCACTTGTGGGCTCATGAACAAGAAGAATCAGCGAATGGTAGTAACTTCTATTTTGAAGGTGAAAGTATTTACTCCTATGGAAGACATTTTGAAATCGGAAGAATCGTACGGAACAAGCGTGGAGAAAAGGCGTATTTGATTAATGATACATACTATTCTTCTACTACAAGCAAGCATCAATATTATGTTCGTGAAGCAATACCAACTGGCTCAAAGGTGTTCTATGTTGAATGTAATATATCATATTGTATCGGTAACATGCTCTTTGTTACCAATATGTTGGAATCCATTAAAGATGCTATTGAAAAATACAAGAAAGCCAGAACCGAATTGTCTTATCGGGATGTTTGGGGGAATTTTAAAAATATTATGGATTATATTGAGTTCTTTGATATGGAAACTCCCCAACGTCTTCTTAAAAAGAGCGCAAACGAATGGCTTGGAACTAACCATGAATTATCATATAAATCAGATAAGATTAAACGTGAGCATGTCCGTGAATTGAAACGTGTTTTCCAGATCTTGTTGAATCATCAAGCACTGGAAGTCCTTGGAACCGTTAATGTGATTGTAGATGAAGTTTGCGGGGAAGGTACATGGATTAAGTATTCAGAAAGATCTGAAAGATGGAGAAAGGGTGAGGAAGAAAGAGAAAGAATAAAATTAGAGAGATTAAGAAAGGAAGAAGAAGCCCGTTACAAGGATTTTGATGAAAAACTGGAAGAGTGGAAGTCAGGAGAAATCAATTTCTTGAATACACCTTTCTATATTCCTGATGAAAAACCTAACGCCTGGATCCGTATAAAAGGAAATATTATTGAGACAAGTAAACAGATAAAGATTGGAATAGCAGAAGCCAAAAAACTGTGGCGGGCTGTGTCGGCAATGCACCGGGGCGCCGAGTTTCGGCACGGTCTGGTGGAGGACGTCACCGGTAACCAGTGGAGTCTAAATCGGTACGAAAACGATTTGCTAACCGCTGGATGTCATAGGATAGAATATAACGAAATGGAGAGAATAGCAAAACAACTGGGATGGGTTTAAGTAACCCATCTTATTTTATAACAATTAAAAACGAAAAGATATGGGAAATCCAATTGTTGTTCCGTTTGATTTAAATACGGCGAGAAAAATTAAAAGCGGAGAAATAGAAGGTTCGGTATTAATTAATGATATTGAAATAGAATTTGTATATGAGTCGAAAAACTGTGCAAGTCCTTATAATTTGCTTTTTGTAAAAAAAGATGGATATGGAATAAGCGCTATATATGCTAACACAGAAGGTTGTACTTTTGCTGACGCCACTCTGGAATTGAGGGTAGAGGCTGGAGCGTATTTCAAGAAAGGAGATATATTAATAAGCACGCTTGGGAACCCATTTATATATAATGGTATTATTAATAGAGAAGGAGATATGGGATGCATATATGGCATATCGGCATATGGCGAGATTATATCTGAAGAAGTTCCAATATGGACAAGTGTGTGTAGTGAGGATAAATCCAAGTATGTTAGATTAGCCACAGAGGAAGAGAAAAAATCTTTTGCTGAAAGAATTGCTAATACAGAAAACCTTAAAAAAGCAGGAATAATAAAACAATATCTAAGTAAGTACGAATATTTACTTGACGAACAAAAGAAATGCGATTTTAAGCCATTCGATCAAGTCTTGGTGAGAGCGAGCAATTTGGGAAATTGGAATCTACACTTATTTGCCAGAGTAAGAGAAGAAGAATATAAATATGAATGCTTGGGAGGTTTGAGATACAAAGAGTGTATCCCATACCAAGGAAATGAGCATCTTTTAGGAACTAATAAAAGCAAATAAGATCATGGAACAGAGAACAGCAACAATTCCGTTTGATTTAGAAACGGCGAAAAGAATAAACATAGGGGGAATAGTAGGTCGGATTGTGACAGAGAAAGGACGAAATAGAGCAGAAATAGTATATGAAGACAATTCGTCAAGTTGTCCGTTATTGGTTGTAATTCATTCGATTACTGTATCAGCGGATTGGTTTTCTGCTACAGGAAAAGCACTTAGCAGCGAAAATCGCCTCCTTCTTGAAGTTCCAGAATATATTACATTTAAAGATGGAGAGGTGTTAAGCAACGAAGATGGAAGTTTTATTTTTATTTTAAATATACATGGGAAATATTTAACATCTTTTTATGCGAGTCTTGCAGCGGGAGTAGGTCTTAATATATCGGATAATTTTTCTGCATGTAATAACGAAATAGAACGCTATAGACTTGCAACAGATTCGGAAAAACAGAGGATGATTAAAGCGTTAAAGAAAAGCAAAAATCCTAAAGCAAAAGAATATCTAAAACGCTTCTTCGGAATTGAAGAAAGGCCGAAATATAAGTTTAAGCCGTTTGACAAAGTGTTAGCAAAATATTATGAGGACGATAATTGGGAGGCCAGTTTATTCATAAGAACAATTACAGACGATCAGGATGGGGAGACTAAATATGAATGCTTGAATGGAACAGTGTATGTTTATTGCATTCCTTTTGAGGGCAATGAATATCTTTTAGGAACTGCTGAAAATCCAGAAAAATGAAAACGGTAAAGTTATCTGATTTTTCTCCTTATGACAAAAACAAAGGAGGAATACAAGAATTGCATCATAAAATTGAGCCTAAAACACTTCAGTATTGGGGCGAAGATAGTGGTATTCTGATCGGCATCACTCCGATATATAAGAGACATTTGTGGAGCGAAGAAGTAAATGTTATAAATGATAAACAATAAATATGAAAACAAGAACATACAAAGGGGTGCAGCATGGAGACTGGGTGAGATGTACTCAATGTGGAGCACAAATGCTTCTTCCACGTGGAGCTGACCAATGTCCAGAATGTTATGGATACGACACGTTGGTGTGGGTAGATGAAGATAGGCAAGAAATGGACACTAAGCATCTGGATTGCCTTGCTCCAATGCGCAAATTGGAGCTACAAGAATATTTGTCTCAAGATGTTTTGGCGATAGAGCATAGCGAATATTATAAACAATTGATAGGGGAGGATGAATGGTGTGAAGAAGAAATATAATAAAGAGTATCATTATTAAAACAATAGAGAAATTATGAACGAGGATATTTTAAGCAATATGTTTGGGTGTGATACATATTGCATATGTGACAGTTCTTCAAATAGGTACTGTTTTATTGGGCCTATTGAATGTAACGGGAAGTTAATAGAAGAGTTTAGGAAGGGAATAATAGTAAAATTGAAATATGTGGAAAAGAGGGTTCTGGATACATTCAAAGAAAATGGGGTTGATCTGGATAACTATACCCACTGTGTTATAGTAAAGCGGAATTTTTATCTCGCTTGGTGACAGTAAAATACAAACAATATGAACAATTTTATAATAGATACTCCAGATAATTTCTGGCAAATAAGATGGCTTGACAAATATATGGAAGGTCACAAGGGGTTCATAGCTGGTGGATGTTTTAAGAATATCCTTTCCGGAGAAAAAGTAAAAGATATTGATATTTTCTTTGAAAGCGAAGACGATTTTCAGGAAGCTGTTGATTTGTTCAATGATGAAAAACATCAGAAAGAAGGATGGAAATTTAAGTACAGGAATGAGAAGGTATGTGCGTTCCATAAAGAGGGAGAAAGGGTATGGATAGAGTTCATAGAGTCAGAGTTCGGAAAGCCTGAAGAGATTCTCAGGAGCTTCGACTTTACTGTGGCAAAAATGGCTTACTACAAGGAGCCTAAATACGAAGAAGAGGAAGATGATTATTTTCCATTCTCATCTGCAAGTATAGTAGCATACGAGTACAAACTACTCTACCATGAGAAATTCTTTGAACATCTTCATATGAAGAGGCTGGTCATTGATGAAAATATTCCTTTTCCAGTAAGCACATGGGAACGCTCATATCGGTATAAAGGATATGGTTACAATATGTGCCGGGAGACAAAGAAAAAACTTCTACAGGCTCTTAAAGGTGTAAACGTAGAGGAGGAAGATGTATCTTTGTACACTACTGGAGGATGGGATTAACCTATAAAACAAAATTGCTTATGAAAACATTAGAACAACTTAAAGAATTAACATCAAAATGTTTAGACGGTAGAGATTTTAACAGACTGGCTAAATTTATCCCATATAACATGATAAAGGATTTCGGTATGGAGCCGAACGAAGAATACAATAACGAAGAAAGGTGGAACAGTACTGTAGTTGAATTTACCAGGGAGAATGTTTTGAAACAGCTTGAAGAAGACGTAAGATTCGGTTTTGAAAAGGCATTAAATCAGAGAGGAATATCAGCCAGTTTGATGTTTGAATGTGTGATGATGTGGAACTACATTCTGGAAGAAGGTCTTGAAGGCTGGGGTGAGGATGATTATGCATTTTATGGACTCCCTCTATTTAAAGCTACGGCTGTAAAATATGGATGGGACAATCCGATAGGGGAAGACAGCGGGAGAGAAAGAAAATATGATTCACAATATTAAATCGGTATATTATGAGCACAAGTAAAGAATACAAGGCAGTAAGGAACTATATATTAAATGAACTTCACCTTACCAAAGAAGATATAATCAAAAACATAGAGCTGTTATTAGAGAAACACGTAAAACGGTACATGGTTAATACATATGGAGGTGACAACCAGATAGAAAACTGGATCAGATGCATGGTGAATGATGAACTCAAACAAAGAGATCATGATTTTGTAAGAAGAGCGTGCGAGAATGTCATCAGGAATCATGTATTAAATGAATTGAATATAATCGTAAGATCCAAAAGTGAGAAATGTACATGTGAAAACAGAGTACCATCCGAAGAGGATAAGAAAGAGTCAACTGACGGACTGTATATAATCTACGAAGACGGACATGCAGAGCCGTTTACCGGCGATAACTCCAAAGATTGTGTACGATACATCGGGTTGAAGCACAGATACATGTCATTTGCAATCTCACTGACGGAGCATGATATCGTACAATTGCTTGACGATGATAGCCGTGAAGAATCCGGAAGTGGGACATATTACGAACGTGAATGTGATGCGCTGTTTGACATTGACGGACGCGGCAATACGGAACGCCTTGTAGCCAGAAATCCAAAATTGAGAAATCTGCTGGAAGATGGCGAGTATATACCATCTCTTGGTCAATTAAATTTAATGGCCCATTATATGAACGAACTAAACAAAGCATTCGCTTATGTTTCGGCATCTCCCCTCTCCTCGACGTGGTATTGGTCCAGTACTGAGAGCAGCCAGGCCGTCGCGTGGTACGTGGTCTTCTCCAGTGGCCTCACGGGCACTGGCAACAAGCACATCGGAGACATGGTTCGGGCGGTAATTGATTTTTAAAAGGATTACAATGATAACATCAAGGTGATTATACACCACTTTACGCAAAAAAGCGTAAAACAATATACATTTGTATGAAACTTCATACTGGGTATCACCAATACCCTCTACCGGTTGCTCGAAAGTGAGATCACCGGATTCTTTTACTAAACAAAACGTTTTTGATTTTACTTACCCAACGAATATTTTTTTAGGGTAAAACCTTATATCAAAGACCTCTTTTACCCAACCGTCTTGTCCGAAACAAGGGACTATATGATTCGATTGAGTAAAACAAAGTTAGAGAAGAAAAATATGAAATTAAATAACATCCGTATGTTTTATAACATAGCCAGTATAAAATGATATATAAAGTAAAAATAAAAGACAATACAAAAACTCCTTTTGAATATGCTTCTGACATAGAAGCGTTTGAAAATGGCAGAGAATTTATTTTCAAGCCAGGAGTGAATGTAATTATAGGTAAAAACGGTAGCGGAAAATCAACCTTGCTTAACATCATATCAATGTATGCGTTATGCGAGAAATCCATGTGCTCTGAAATGCCGACCGAGGCACTGGATTTTCCACCTATATTTGATGACGATGATAAGGTTTTTGATGGGATTGACATATCATCCGATTATGCAGGGAAAGTATTCCGTTTATTGCCATCGGCGGAGATGAATCGAGATAGTATATTGAAAAACATCAGCAATTTAGATTTGTATGTGAATAATATTCGAAAATCTTATGGAGAGAAAGTGGTGTTATCATTGGAATCGCTTTTCAATTTAATGTTCAGTCAGAAGGATTGTACGTTTCCAATACAAGATCTTGTAGAATACAAGAAAAAATCAAATGCGTTTTGGATTAAAAGAATTGATAACCTGTTGAAGTATTATAAAAGAAACCGCATAGCATTAACAAAAAGCAGTTTTGAATACACGGTTCTCATGGATGAGCCAGACAGGAATCTTGATATTGATAACATAATGCAAATTTATAATGTATTGTCATTCCATAAACCACAAACACAAATTATAGCCATAGTACACAATCCGGCATTGATTTACAAGTTAAGCAAATTAGATTGTGTGAATTTCATAGAGATGACAGAAGGATATCTTAGTAAAACTTGTATATTTATGTCTAATTAAATATTTTCAACAATGAGCTATTTTGTATTAATGGGGAGAAGAATCCCAAAGCAAGCCATAACAGGCTTCAGATTCCAAAATGAAACAGACAACATTCGTCCTTTCCTATCAATCAGGATAAGAGGGAAGGAGGAAATTATACCCTTTAAAGATAAAAGGGAAATACTGTCCGTGAAAGCGCATTTGTGTTCTGTCTTCTCCAAATTTGTGAAAATAGGTGACTGGTATCTCAAGATGTCGGAAGTTAAGGAGTATAAGCCGGTGACTGCCGAAGATATGAATCCTTACATCTTATTTAAAACATCTAAGTTCGGAAACATAAAGGTTCGTTTCCAAAAAGATGAAGATATGAATGCAGAATTATTGGTATTGGATCAACTTTTTGATGTGGAATAAATTAGTAATCACCTTTTATAAATCAAGCTATGACTTGGAAAGAATTGAAAGACAAAATATCTCTTATGACAGAAGAAGAGCAACAGCAGGAAGTTGCAGTTTGGGGAGAATATCTGAATTTGATGAAAGATTGCTCCTTGGAGAAAACAAATGAGAATATGTACTACAACTCTGAATGGGATTATACTTGTGAAGAGAGTGAATTGGAACCGGAAGACAAGAATGACCCTGATGTACATAAGGTATATGAAGCAGGAATGTATTATATTTATTCGAATTGATTTTAAAAAGATCTGATTATGGCAGTATTATTCAGCAAGCGGAACATTACATGTAATGATGCATGGAGATACAAACTATAATCCCACACCGGAATTTACGCAATATGGAGGCAGTAACATTGAAAATAGTATAACCATCATTGATGGAATACCGAATGATGGCGGAGATTGGTAATAATATAAAAAGAAATGAACGATATACTATTCAGGAAAATAAAAAGAGCTAACAGTAAATATACTGAATACTTATCAGCTTGCGATAAAGTAGCTAAAGCAGCCCAAAAGCATATAAACTGGAATAATAACGTAGGTTGTGCCTATATACCGGGTGACGGTCTTTGTGTGGAGATTGAAGCACATGTTTGTCCGGTTACAAGATTTTTTGAGCTACCTGAGATTATCGGTAATGATATGATTGATGAATACACATATCGAACAAATTGTATTTAACGAATAACTAAAAAGAAATGAAACGAGAAGATATTGAAAAAGCAGCAAAAGATTATACCATAGGTAAAACACATTTTCGGCGAAACGTTCTCAAAGAAGTGGATGCAGACGATTATGTTTTACGCAAGGATAATTGCTATGAAGACTTCATGGCAGGTGCAGAATGGAGCATCAGCAGCGCGTGGCATGATGCAAGCGAAACACCACAACACAGTGGAATGTTGATTGCTATTAAACAAGATGGAACTCCTATTGTCTGTGGGCCAAATAACTCTAATTGGAAAATAGCTGTTAGAATTTTCCATATCGTAAGATGGGCCTACATCGAAAATTTACTGCCTATTACATGTTGAATAATATATTTTCACGAGATCATGACCGACAGAGAACTTCTTGAAGAAAACAATAAGATGTTAAAGGAAATTCTAAGTTTTGTGAGAAAAGTTGATTCTGTTGAATACAGGGATCATCAAGACTTTATGGAATTTCTTAGAAATGTGGCAGCCGATATATGGGTGGAATATACGGAGCCTGAACAAAGAGGTAGATTGTTTAATTTAATAAATAAAAAGAAATGAAAACAGTTTTTGATTTAAGCAGAGATGAGATTGTGGCATTGACAGACGAAGAGATAAGTCTGTATATAGACAAAGAGCTTGTTGGTAAGGGTATTCCAATTGAAGCTAAAAATTGGAATATAAAGAACGAAAAAGAAGTCGTGTATCCAAGAACGGGAGTTCCAGTATTTATGTTAAAAGATGTCGGCATCGGTTTTAGAACCATAGAAGGTGCAACTGAGGTGGCTAATTTGCTTGTTAAATATAATGCATTTAAAATAGAATCAAGGTTTCTGACAGGATCGTATGAACAGTTTTGGATCATAAAAGAAAGTGTTTGCCCGGCTATTAAAGGGGAAGCGGGGTATAGCAAAGAAGAGTTTGATAAGGTAAACAAGGAAAACCAAGATCCAGAATTGGAAAGTATAAATTCCTTCAATAACACTTTGAAAAATGCCAATGAAATTAAAGACAGGGTGTTGAAATACGTGTACAACATAAAACAAGAGCGTTCATATAACAATGACCTGGTTGGTATCTTTGAAAGGTATAAAGATATAGCAGACGGTGATATGGAGGTAGCTATGAATTTTATTAAGGAGGCCTATCCATTCAATGAAGAAACAGAATCGTTTATCAGGAAAAAGTTTGACATGCCTATGCCGGACGAATCAAAAGAGTAGTAATTAAGCTAAATTAAATCATTTTGAATCTTTTTTATTATCAAAAGACATATCTTTGTCCAAAAAAACAAACAAAATGGAAGAAAAAGAGATAAAAGAAGCTATGATTGAAGCCCTGACGCACTTAGAGGGGTGTAAGTATTTCGTAGCCACGATAGTAAATGAAGAGGAAAGAAGATTTGATATGAGCCTAAGAATGTCACAGCATCAATTGGCGTTAATTATAAAAGGCATCTTATCTAATAATGAGATGATGATGATGGATGTTTTGCAGTGGTGTTCTGAAAGATTTAAAAACAGTATAGAGAAAGGAAAGAAATCAACTAATTAAATATTAATACAATGAATCGCTGGTTTGAAATTACGGTAAAAGCCGAGATTGATAATATCGAGAACGGCAAAAAAAAGAAAGTAACTGAAAAGTATTTGGTGGATGCCTTGTCTTATACAGAGGCAGAATCAAGATCGTTGGAGATCTTTAAGGATTTGTACAATTCTTTCGAGGTTGTAAAAATTAACCCTATTAAAGTGTCAGAAATCTTTTTCAACGGAGAAGCTGAGTACTGGTATAAGTGCAAGGTGAATTACATTACACTGAATGAAAAGAAAGGTAAAGAAAAGAAAACGCCATGCTATATGTATGTCCAAGCCGGCAATCCTAAAGACGCCGAAGCTGTGTTGACTAAAGGTATGCAGGGTACGTTGGGAGACTGGAATTGCGAGTCTATTGCTGAAACAAAGATCATTGAAGTGTTTAAATACGATCTGCAAAAAGGTGTAGAAAAATTGGGAGAAAAGAAAACTGATGAGTGATGTTGTTTCCCGTGTAGCACTTGCGACGGCAATTGTATTATTGGTAGTAGCAGGTGCTACTTTGCTGATAGTGATTAAGACCGAAGAAGTACCGAGATGGTTAATGAACTTACCATATACGTTATCTTTAACGGCAGTATCCTTTTCAATTATATCACTTGTATTGAAATATAGAGAGTGGAAAAGAAATTGTACGTCTGCGAAAGATGCGGACGAAAAGTGATGATAAGAAGTCATGGCTTATGCCAGGCTTGCAGGAGTAAAGAGTTGACTCCGAAGAAAAAAGACAGAATTACATCCATTAAAAACAGCAGCAAGAAGAAAAAGTTAGAGAACCCGGATTTATCCGGGTTTTTTCGTCTTATGCTGGAAGAGTTAAATAATAGTCGGATGTCTATGACCGGTAAGGCTATTCATTTTCCTACAGTATGTAACGTCTGTCACATACTTCCGAAAAGGATATATAAGTCGGTTGCTACTTGCAGGGATAATATAGTTTTCCTTCATGAATCGGAGCATACGGTATTCGACATGTATCTTGACCGGATGGAATTTGATAAACTTGAAACAGAATTTCCTTTTGTGTGGAAGTATGCGGTAAAGAAGGTACTGGATATGGAAAGCAGAGGAATGATCAAGGAAAGAGGTAGGTTGATTATTGAAATAATTGATAGGTATGATAGAAGAAAAGATTAAAATATTAATAGATTTAGGGTTTGTACCTATGGTGGAAGGAGAAGGAAATACGTTGTTTAGAATGAACGACGTTGTGATGTCAGTATCAGATCCTAACCAAACACCAGAGCAGTTGAAGAAGGAGGTTATGTCTTTAATAAAGAACAGAGACATAGCAGAAAGAGGCGGACAGGTTCCAGTAGTTGAAGAGCCGGCGCCTGAGCCAGAGCCGGTCCAGGGAGAGGAACCGGAAGCTCCGGCGGAGGAAGCCGCTCCTAACCCTGGAGAAGAAGATTCGAATCCGTTTACAGAAAATCAGGAAACGTTAGAGCCGTTTTATATCTGTGATGAGTTAAAGAAGATCGAGACTCCCAAATTCGTAAGATTGACATTAGACGGTAATCGTTTTTATGTAAGAAAGATGGACGATGGGACAGCCAAGATATACGCCTCGGTAACAACCATGATTAGAGACGGATTCGTAGATGACAAGACGGCTCTTCAAGAATGGAGACAGGAGATGAGGATGATTGGTCGCAATCCGGAAGAAGTATCAGAATATGATGCAGATAAAGGAACGATCATGCACTACCTATACGGATTGTACTTGACGGGTAGAGATATGGTCTTAAATCGAAGTTTTATAGTTAAGACAGTGCAAGAAGGCAAGCTTAAGATATCGAAAAAGAATCTTGACAAATTCTTTGGTAGCATAGATGATCTTGACGATATGATTGTCAGAGTTATGAAGTTTGCTAAATTTTGTTCGGAGTATAAGGTTAAGCCGATGATGATTGAAAGAATATTGTCATTAGAAGATTATTTGGTAGCTACGCCGATAGATGCGATGGTTAAAATGACATTCAAATACAAAGAAGAAGGTTATTTTGGAGCCGTGTATCAAAGGGCTACGGGGCAGTTCAAAAAAGGCGATCCGAAGAAGGAAGTGAGAGAAGTGGAGAAAGAAGAGATTGTTATCTTAGATTTTAAATCGGGTGACATACGAAATGAACATGCTTTTCAATTGGAGGCTGAAAGGAGAATGGTTAAAAACTGGTACGGAATTGATGCACGTATTATGAATTTTTCTCCAAAAAGCACGAACAGTAAAGGTTATACGCTAAAAGAATGGTCTGATAAAAATGCTGCTATGGAGAAGGCAGACTGTGTATTCCAACAAGGTATGTTGAATCATATCAGAAAAGATAAGAGGTTTAAGGTAAGAAAAGGAGTGCTGAATATCAATAAGCCATACAATGAAGAGGATCATATTGTTGTATATGATATTGCTGAGGAAATGTCTAAAAGATTTGTAATATAAATAAGCATTATGCTTGATTTTAGAAGATACGAAAACGTACCCCGGTTTCAACTTGACCGCAGGCCTGGCAGGAGCCGACTAAAGCTGACCTGCCC